GCGGTGACGAAGCAGAACACTTTAAACAAGAATTAGGTGGTATGCAAGTAGAGTTGCAAAACCTTGCTATCAAGTATGGTACAACAAGCCATGAAATGATTGAGTCTGCCAAACTTTGGGGTCGTGCATACAAAGATAATAACACAGTTCTTGCATTGACAGATGCAGCAACCAAACTTGCGGTTGCCGATGCGTTTGACATTGTGTCCGCAAACAAGGCGTTGGAATCCTCTATCATGCAATGGGGTTTCCAAATCAAAAACTCCAATGATGCCATGAGTGTATCAAACCGTATTATCGACTCTTGGACATCGCTTGCACACAACTATACGGTTTCTGCACAAACTTTATCCGAAGCTAACAAACGTATGGCACAATCCGCAGCTGAAGTCGGTGTGTCATTCCATTCCGCACAAGCACTTGTTGCCGTTATGGCACGTAAAACGCAAGCAGAGGGCGGTGAAATCGGTAATGCCCTAAAGTCTATCTTTGGTTCTATTCACTCTAAGAAAGCCATTAAAGCATTACAAGATTTTGGTATCGAAGTTTACAAGGTTGGTGAAAACGGAGAGCGGTCATTCCGAAAAGTAGACGATGTATTGCTTGACTTGATGATTAAAGCACAAGGGTCTAAAGAGTCCATGGAAGACTTGTTAAAAGCAATCTCTGGCGGTAAATGGCAATGGAATAAAGCCGATGCCATGTTGGACTTGAAAGAATACCTAGAAGCCTTACGATTATCTTCTTCTGCAATGGGGTTTACCAATGCACAAGTTGGAATGCAACTTGATACAATCCAAACTAAGATAAAACAAATTGCCGCACAATGGGAAAAGATGGTAACAACCAATGGTAATGTGTCTAAGACGATTAAAGCTGGACTAGACCTTGCTATGGGGTTCTTGCAACTATTGAACAAAATCCCATCAAGCACATTTGTTGTCCTTGGTGGTTTAATGGCGGTTTCTTACGCTACATCAAAACTAGGGGTAACCTCAAAAACTGTACAAACCTCTATTTCTCTTGGATGGAACAAATTGACCGCAGCCGTTGCAAGATATAACTTTGCCGTATCTGCCACAGGTTCTAAAACTGCTGGTATGAAAGCTGCGTTTGCTGGTGCTGGCGGTGCAATCAAGGGTATGGGTCGTGCGGTACAATCTGCAACTGCCTTTATGGGTGGTTGGATTGGCATTATCCTTACGCTTGGCACTTTGTTGGTCGATTTTGTAATGAATATGGATTCTGCATCCGATGCAATCAAAAAAGATATTCAAACACAAAACGAACTATTGCAAAGACAAGAAGAATACTATGGTCGATTGTCTGAATCTAAGAATGTCGTATCACAATATATTACCGCCCTTAGTGGTCTAAAAGAAAAGCTATCCGAGGTTGGTCAACAAACCGAAGAATATACACAAATCGAAGCCGAAATTAAAACCGCAAAAGACGGCTTAATCGAAATCCTTGGCGAAGAACAAACCGCATGGGTATTATCTGGCGATACTATTGAAGAACAAAACCGTAGAGCATCACAAGCGGTTGAAGAAAAGAAAAAAGAAGTTCGCCATCAAATTGCAATGACAAGAGCGGCCGTTATTGAAGCATCTAAGAAACTAAGGGAAATGGCGAATGAAGACATTAAGTCAATCCAGAGTGAAGAAACTCCGTGGAAAAGACGGTTTGAAATCATTTATCATTTCTTAGATTTAATATCTGCGGTTCAAGATGCATGGAATAGACTCATGAGAACCATGAGTGAACAAGGGGCACAAGTTGCCGAAAGCACATATGCCAAAGCTGAACTTGATAGGTCAGATTTACAATCCCAATACGATTATGCAGTAGCACATGGCGAAACTGTATCTGCCTTTATTTTAAAACAACGACTTGACCTTGCACAAACACAAGCAGCCGATGCACGAGCAGAGATGTATCGTATTAAAGAAAATGCTGATTATTACAACAAACAAGTTGAGGAAACAAACTCAAAAGTCGTCATTGCAGCATCTAAAGAAGCCTTAGAGGGTCTTGGCGGTGGTGGAGGAAGTACACTACCAGCTATTACCGACAGTAACACTGGCGGTGGCACAACTGGAGATTACGCACGAGATGAACTCGGTGATGATAGCGGTGGCGGTTCAAGCAAAGGCAAAAAGGGTAAAACTGGTAAAACAACCAAAGCCAAAAATCCATATAGTGGAACACCAGAGGGTGAAGCCATTGACTTCTTGATAAAACAAGGGTTTACCGCTAACCAAGCATATGGTATCGTTGGCAATCTAATGCAAGAATCCAGTATGAACCCATTCGCTGACAACGGTTCTCATCATGGACTCGCACAATGGGATAAAAACCCAGATGGTCGATGGGAACAACTCGTGGCTTTTGCTAATGCGAATGGCTCTGACCCAAACAATCGTGCGACACAAATGGCGTTCTTGGTTCACGAGTTACAAACAACTGAACACGATAATTGGTTAAAGGTGTTGCAACACGCAACCAATCAAACGCCAGAAGAATACGCCCATTATTTTGATATGTTTGTTGAACGCTCTGGTGGTGCTGAAACGGCAGCAAGACAAGCATACGCAAGACAACTTGCTAATTCACAATACGGCGATGAAACAAAAACTGATGCTGAAAGAGCATCTAAGCTAGTTGAGAAACAAAATAAACTTGACGAACTTGCTAAGAAACTTGCTAAGGCGGAAGCCGAAATGGAAAACGCCATGAAACCAAAAGAGCAAGCTGACTTGGCAAAAGAATCACAAGCCTTGAGAGAAAAGTTACAGGGTATCCAAAAAGAGATTGACGACTTAATCAAACTCAATCCAAAAGCAGATGTTAAGAAACTGCAAGAAACCATGAAGAAATACGATGAAGTTATGACCCATCGTATGCAAGATAAGTACCGTGATAAAGATTATGACGAAGCCGTACAAATGGCAAAAGACCGTCATGAAAACGAAGACTTAGACATGGAAATCGCTGGTACATCTGAAAACTTTTGGACAAAGGACATCCGTAATGCACAACGCTTGGTTGAATTGTATATCATTAAGGTGAAACAATACAACGACATGGTTGCAGCCTTTAAGCGTGGTGATTCAGAATATACCGAAGCAGACATCCGTAAAGCTGGGATTGAACTTAAGAAGCTACAAGTACAAATCAACAAGACTGGTAATGACTTGAATAAGAATATCAAGCAACAAACTCATGATGTATTCCACTCGATGATATTCGAGGGCAAGAAGTTTAAAGACGTTTGGAAAGACTTATGGAAACAACTTGCGGAAGACACATTGAAAATGATGTTTAAAATCCAAGATGGTAACGGTGGTCTTTTACAGAATCTATTAAGACGTAAAGACAAAAAATATCAAGATGGCATCAACCCATTAAAGAAATTAACTGGGAAAGATGGTAACATCGGTGGTGTTGATGAAACATTAAACCAACAAATGTTAGCAACACAAGCGACACAAAACCTTGATAAGAACTTTGCGACATTCTTGGCTAATACTCAAAACGGTACTGCATGGAGTCAAGCGACATTTACCGATGCCGTAATCTATGGCAATGTCCAAGGCGATAAAAACGGTGTTGACTTACCAGAGGGCAACAAGGATAAAAAAGACGGTAAAACCGATGTATCACAATATATCAACGCTGGCATGAAACTTGGTGGCTTAGGTAACAACAAGTGGTTGGGTGCATTGGGTACTGTTGCTGGGTTTGCACGACAGTTCGGTTTATTGAAATTCGCAAGCGGTGGTGCAGTCGATAAAGACCAATTGGTTCGTGTCGGTGAGGGCGATAAGAAAGAATGGATTATTCCAACTAACGACAAAAAACGTGGTATTCAGTTGCTAAACCAAGCTGCACGTGACCTTGGGGTTGGTGAAACCAAAGGTATCGAACCTAATTGGAAAAATCCGAATACATCTACAGGGGCATTATCGGAACAAACTAAACGACAAGACCGAATGATGAATCAGATGGTCGCAAACACATCAGCTATGACTAAGGGGATGAACTATATGGCGAACAATGGTTCTACACATGAATCCATTGCACAACCTGTGTTTGTTAAACAAACGATTTCTGACCAAGACTTCTTGGCGAAATACAACAAGTTGGTGGCACTTGGCAAGATGAAATAACACAACTTTTGTGTAATTTTTGACACTATATGTGAGGGGTGATAAACCCCTCGCATTATTACTATTGGAGGTCATATGGAAGACATTACGAAATACTTGGGTCTGAAATACGGCTTTAATCATAAAAAGAATCAATATCATTGTGTTGATGTTTGTCGTATGTGGTATAAAGACCATGGATACAAACATTGTTTTGACGATGGGAAGAAAGACCCAACATCATGCGAAGATTTTCACAAGAATCATCAACTAAGGGTGTTACGGTATCTGTTGAAACACTTCGACAAGGTTCGAGATATTGATAAATTACAACATGGCGATGTGATTGTGTTCAACGTAGATGGCGACTTACATACTAGCGTGTATCTACAGAATGGACAAATACTTGCGATGCAAGTTCCATGTATTGAAAACGTATCACTATCTGCCGTATTTAAACGCAGTTATTGGCAACCATTGTTTTACTGTGGTTTCCATCAAGAACGCAGCGAAAGGAATTAACAATGGCAACATATCCAAAGTTTCCATTGCCGTATATATTCGAGGTTGAAAAAGGTCTTAAGTTCGCCACACAAGAAGTTACATTTGAATCTGGCAAGAAACAAGTGCGACAACTTGCGGTAACACCAAAGAGAACTTGGTCAATTAGCTTGCGAGGAACAACAGACCAACAAAAGATATTTGAAGACTTTTGTGAATCTGTTGGTGGTAACACAAGACCATTCTTGTTTACCGATGAATATGGCAAGGAACAATTATGTAGATTCGCAACCAACGAATTTAACATGAAAGTACTACGAGATTTCACAATTGAGAATGGTACTCATGGTAACGCCGTTGGATTTACTGCGAATGTACAAATCGAGAAGTTATTATAACTATAGGAAGTATACATGATTAATTTACCTGTGGCGTTTCGAGAAGCATTGGAAAGTGGCTCGGTATTTGACATTGAATTATACGAAGTACACATACCGAATTTAACGCTATATCTATGCTCTTGTGATGTCAATATTCAATTCAACGGTCATACATACTTGGCATTGCCAATCAGACGTGGCGAGATTGATAAAACGGTAGATAATTCGATTGACTCTTGTGAGTTGCAGATTTCTAATGCAACTGATAAATTTACTCAATTATTATTTAAGGGTATTCCATTCACAGGCAGTCGAGTGTATATCTACCGAATTTTATATCCAGATTCACTCACGAACGCAAACATGATTAAACCTGTGTTTATGGGTCGTGTTGATGCACCAGAATTAACAACAGATGGTGTATTCAAGGTCACAGTCACCACAGATGTTCCAAACGTCCGTGGCGGTCGTAGAACACAATATTCTTGTACATCTGTATTCGGTGATGAATCCTGTCAAGCACAAATCGAAACATTGCAAACAACCGTTGATTCAATCACACAAGATGAACATGGTTTTCGTGTTGGTATCCGCAACCCAGCAGACCAAAAGACATTCACAAATGGTGTCTTAATTGTTAGCGGTGAAGCACGCAAGATTGTTGACTTTAAAGATGCTGGTGCTGGTATTTACTTGGAATATCCATTGTTGCAATCACCAGATATTCTGATTGGTCAACAAGCGACAATCCAATCTGGATGCGATAAAACACCAACGGATTGTAAACGACATGGCAATCAAAAACGATATGCTGGGTTCTTATCTGTACCGTTTGAATTTACGGTACGTACTTAATTTTTCTAGTGAAACGAGGTATTAATATATGGGTAAAGGCGGTGGCAAGGGCGGTAAAGGTCGTGTAGCAAAATTCATTGGTCTTGCTGCTGGTATTGCCTTTGGTTTTGGCGGTGGTGCTTGGGGTTTCTTAAAGGCGGCATCTGTATTTAGCCGTGTAATGTACGGTTTATCCCTTGGCATGTCCATTGGTGGTCTATTTGATAAATCACCAAAGCAACCATCTACACCAGAATCAACATTCGACTCCAAGAATAACCAAGTAACATCCGAGGGTACAATCCCAATTGTCTATGGTCAAACTAAAGTTGGTGGTCTACAGACATTCCATAAGATGGACGTTGGTGGTAAACGCTTGGACAAAGACGTGGTTCTTTGCGAGGGTAAAATCCATGACATCTTCGGTGTTACTGCTAATGGTTATCTAACAAGCGTACAACGCTTAAATGAAACGAAACAAACAAGAATACCTGTGTTTGGTATTCGTAATAATAAATATCCAGATGCAAAAGTGTCTATTGAAAGCGGTGTTGCGGAAAGGCATGGGTTCGCTGGTCATAAACCAAATCCATCTCAACAGTCAATCTACCAAGATAACGTAGATTATCAATCATTCAACAAGTTCAAGAAACTAAAGTTGACTGCCAATGGCAAGACTGTATATATCTTCTTGACAGATGATAATACAACGATTGACCTACAGTATTCATTGGCTTGTAATACGTTTGGTAAAATCTATCAAATTATCTTAGGTGACACATATTTATCTGACTTGCAAACCGATGGTTGGGAATTGGTAAATCCTGTGATATGTCAAAACTCTCCATCATCCCTAGATACCTTTGGTGAATCACCATGTTATAAACGAGATGTATACTGTATGACGAACGGTAGTCAAGACGGTAGCAATTCTACGGTTTATACACACCTTGGTGGTAAAGACCAAGATGCACCAGACCAATACTTAACAACAGGCGGTTATCCAAACATGGCATACGTTCATGCAGACTTGCGATATACAGAAAAGATGGGTGCTGGCAATCCAACGGTGACTGCTATTGTACAAGGCATGATTGTATACGATTGGCGCGATAAACGGTATAAATACTCTAAGAATCCTGTTGTATGTCTATATGATTACTTGACAAATAAAACATACGGTGCTGGTCGGTATGTTACACCAGATATTCTTGACATGGAATCGTTTACCGATGTGGCAAACTATTGTGACGAAGAAATCACATACAATGACCCATACGGTGTTACAAAAACAGAGCCAAGGTATCAACTTGATATATGCTTAAATGAAACCAAAACACATCAAGAAAACATTCAATCAATATTGAACTCATTCCTTGGGTTTATCGTGTTCTCAAACAATTCAATCAAGCTACGGTGTGAACGATTAGAGCAACCTGTGTATGCGTTCAATGATGATAACATTGTGGAAGAAACTCTTAGTTATAAATCTGCATCTATTGACCAAAGCCCAAACAAGTTTAATTTAACATATGTAGAACCAGCATTGGACTATACGGCGGTTAAATTAATCGTTGAAGATGCCACAAACCAACTACCTCCGCCAATTGGCATTGGTAGACCTGTGGAACAAGATATTGACTTCAAGGGTGTCCGCAGACAAACACAATGTTTACGACTTGGGAAAATCGCACGAGATATTATCCGTTTGTGTCCGATTACGGTTACATTCAAAACTGGTCTTATGGCTTCTCACTTGGAAGCTGGCGATATTGTAACAATCTCCAAAACATACATTGACGAAGACGGTGTTAAACAAGAGTTATTTACCAATCAACAAGCACGTATCACAGAAATAAAAGAAGAAGACGGCACATTTGAAATTACCGCACGTCAATACAATCCATCAATCTATGATGATACGTTCGGTGCATCTCTAAAGGTATTCGGTACAGTTGGTAACGACAAGCCAATCAGATTAACACCAGCAACTGTTAAACCTGTTGAGAATATTCAATTCAATCAAATCTACCGTGGTAAAGTCGATGGCTTACCTACGTATGACATAGTGTTATCTTTTGACGAACCAGACGACATCGAGTTCCGTTCTGCATCGGTTTACATTCAAACCGTACACAATGGTGTGGCTGGTGAATGGAAGAACTATGGTGAATCCAAAGGTATTACAACTATCATGGGTCTTAAGCGTGGCGACACAATCAACGCACGTATTATACCAAACGATTCCAAAGGTATTGAACATGAAGAATCCATGTCTGCTCCATCGTATACCGTGGTTTCCAAGTTTGGCACACCAGAGATGCCACAGAATTTAAAACTAAAAGTGACAGATGAAGCACGTATCACATGGGATATAGTCAAGAATACCGACATAGACCATTATGAAGTATCCACCACAGGATTCTTTGATAATGGAGCAGTCGTATCAGTTGACAATGAAGCACCGATTACATTAACCACACGCATAGGCAAGATTTATGTGCGTGGTGTAAACATTGATAATGTCGCTGGTCCAGCAAACTATGTGGAATACGATTTTCCACAATTAAATGTTCCACAATTAAATTACATCAAATCACAATCTGGTGCGTTCCAAGTTGTTCTAAGGGATACACCAAAAACAAATCCACCGATTTTGAAAACCATTTTTAGAGTCAACGATAAAGACTTTAGAACAGATACCAATGTATTTACATATGTTGACGACCCAGCAACATACAATGTGTCATTCGCATATGAAGATTACTTTGGTACTGGTGCGTTTTCATCTGGTATCGGTGCGGTAATTAAACAAAATATCAACCAAGATTTAATCAATCGTGCAACCGCAGCAATCCAAAGTGTTGAACAGATGCAAGCAAACATTGACACAATCAACACACGGATACAAAATGCGGTTACTGAACAAATCCAAAATTCAATCGGTGGTGCAAAATTAGAAATCACCAAAGCAGCCGAAGTCATGAAACAACAAATCACGGATGCACAACACCATATGGAATCCACGATTACACAAACGGCAAGTGCTTTGGATGCTAAAATCAAGGATATTGACAATGCAGTACAATCACGAGTAACACAACTCGCAAGTACGATTGAGTCTTCTATTAAGTCTTTATCTGGCGATGAAATTCTAAGTAGAATCAATCAATCGAGCGGTGGTACTCAAATTGATGGTAAATTGCTCCATGTAACATCTGATTCCGTTTTCGATAAAGGTGTTATTGCGAAGAACATCGAAGCTGGTACAATCAGTACTGACAAACTCATGAGTTCTATTCTTGACTTGCAAGAATCTGGTATGCAAATCAAGGGCGGTGGCGTTCGTATTGATGCCAGCGGTATCCGCATGAGTAATGAAAACGGTTCATTTACCGCATTGACCAAAGATGGCATCAAGTGGTATGACTCTAAAGGTGTTGCATATAGTGCTATACAACAAATGGTCTTTGGGATTGCAAACGATGGCGACCATATCGACTTGAATTGGGATTCAGAACCAATGGTGTTTGTTGTTCCCCAAAAGATGGACTTGGGTCAAAACATGAGTGCGGCTGATAATTATCTGCAAGGAACAATGGAAACCAAGGCAGTCAATGTGTCAAAAAAAGGGTTTGACATTCACGCACGTATCACTCAATATTGCAACGGTGAGATGTACTATAGTGGCAAGCCTTGGGGCAGAACTAACATAGATAACTTTGCACCAAGCCGTTACTCAACAGGCACATTAACCAACAAGGTTTACATCTATAGTGAAGCCGATACATATGTTTCTGTTGAGGTGCCAGAAGTCGGTGTTGACGTTTGGACATCCCTAGGGAAACAATACGATAGCACTAATGTAGAGGGTGCTGGATGGGAATATCCACCAGAGAACTCTAAAAAGTGGTTATCACCAATGGCATCTGGCAAAGGCAAAACTGTTTTTACTGGTAGCGGTCATGGGTCTTCATTTAGTGGTCACTATGAGTTCCAACAAACAAAACAATGGATGATTGACTATGAAAAAATCCCTAGAAAAACCATAGCAATCCGCCTACGCAAAGGTCAAAACGTAATCGCTTGTTCAATCCCAGCGTTTGCCATCACACCAAGTAATCCTTGGTTTAAAATTGCGAATATACCATCGCTCCCAGAGGGAACATACTTTGGTATTCGTTCTCCAGAGCCTGTACAATGGTTTGCCGTGAACGTACCAAAAGAAAATTACTTTGTGGCATCACACGCAAACTATAAGACAACTAAGTTTACTGGTCGTGGAACATACACGTTTACACCGACTGGCAAACGATTTAAGATTACCATGATTGGTGCATCGATTGCATCACGTGGCGAACGCCCAGAGTCTTCCGAAACAAGAATCGTTGGTAATGGTATTGATTATAAAACATCTGGTTATGCAACCAATTTGTCACTCAATAATCAACAACCGTATAAACAATCGTTCCATTCTGTGCATGGAGATGCCAAGTACAACGAAAAAGGTTGTCTATATTTTATGGCTAATGCTTTTAAAGTTGGTACAGATTCCGTATCTACTTGGGGTGGCGATGGATTGTCAATGCCTTGTTATGTCTTGGCTGGTAACAACGTGTCATTCTTTAACGCAAACTTTACAAACAGACGTAATCTACAAAACAATTCAACAGAGTTCTTACGTTTCCCAGATGGCAACTACCAAGGACGTGGCGATGTGAATGACGACACAAAAAACCTTGGTGTGTTTGGCGAACTCGTTGGTTGTCCATCATTTACATTCACTGGTGGCGGTGGTGGCAACCCATCTAATTACGGACGTGATATGTGGTGGAACATTGAATGGCAGATGGGGTTATCTAAGGCAGTCACATATAATGTCAACGTACCAACTGGAGTATCAAATTACACGATTACGATTGGTGAATGTCCAGACGTAACAGTCGGTAAAGAAATCCATTTCCCAGCTGGACCGTATAATGACGATGGTGGTTCTATCAGAATCACAAACACACAACCATTTGACGGTGCAGTATTTATTACGGAGGAATTGTAATGTATTATAACGTATCATTCATGGGGCAAGACCCCATGAATTTTTATGTTTCTACCACAGAAACAGACGAAACAGTATCTTACGAAACATACCAATTGTATATGTCTGGTCAATACATCAAGGGTAATGACGGAGAACCAAAACCAAAGGAACAAACAAATGTTCAATCAACCTCTGGTGCAACAGATGCTGTCATTCAAGAGGGTACAACTCCAGTGTTGCCAGATTTACCAAACATTGACCCATACGTTGCGTTAAACAATAAAATCAAAAAATTGCGTAAACAGATGGAAGACATACCAACATCTGCTGACAATATTTATCGTGTGGCACATGGAGATTTTATTCCAGTTCCAAGTGGTAAAAACCCAAGTGATTTTGTGTATGAAATCTTAAGTGTTCAAGTATCTGGGGATACGTTTAATTCTCCTAATGTCGGTATGATTATACAACCTCCGCAATATCCATTCTACCGAGATGCCAATATCACGATTGGTATTGTCAACATAAATCAAGCGTATGTTTCAAATAACGAAACAAACCCAACCAAACATATCACAGGTTGGCTGACCGTTAAAGTCAATGAGAAAACAAATGTTCCACAAGACACAAACGGTCAACCATTAGTGGCGACATCTATAGAACCATCTGAAACGATATAGAAAGGAGGTATGCCAATGAAAGATTGGATTCGTGTTGAAGACGAAATTATGCACGTTGGAGCAGACTGGAATCGGTTGTATTCTGTTGATGAATCAATTGATTTAACCGATGCAACTGCCGTGTGTAAAATCCGTGATTTGAAAGACAATGTTCTATTACAGGCAACGTGTACTGTGTATCCACATGGCGTAGTCGTATGGTTTCCATATGAAGATACATTAACACTTAATCGTCAAATCAAGAGGGGCAAGTACGATGTTTTCATTCAAAAAGATTCTAAATCGTGGAAACTTGTCATGGGTGAAATCGAGATTATCCACGACATTTCCATGCATTAATTTTACAACAAAGGAGCATACAATCATGCCAAACGAAGAAACAATCCAAAAAATGTCTATTGTTGACCCAATTCAAGTCAACGTCAACATTCCAAACTTTGAGGGAAAACCCGGGAGAGATGGTACAGATGGTCGAGATGGTGACGATGCATACCGTATTGCCGTCCGCAATGGCTTCCTAGGGACAGAAAAAGAATGGTTACTAACACTAAAGGGTCAAGATGGTAAATCCGCATCTGCACAAACCGCACGACAAACGTTGTTAAAAAACAATATATGGTGCGAAGATGATACCGTGGATTCTGTGTTTACTGCTATTATTGGTAATTGGGGTAAACCAATGCCACGTACAGAATTTAAACCGTTACAGTTAGAATCAACACTTATTGTGGGTTTAAAAGATTTAATCTTTAGCGGTGAACCACATTATAAATTAAAAGTAAACTCAAACGATTCTGTAGAATTTGACTCTAACGGTAGGGTCAATGTTTCTATTTCTAGTGCAAACGCTGGGGATTCTGTTTCTGTTCAATATTTAGGTTATTCTGGCAATGTAGTGAGTAGTAAAGCATATACTTTTGGAGATGCAGGAAATATCTTTAAAGTTGGGAATCTCATCGAGTCAAAAGAGTTTGAAAATACTAGAGGACCAATTGGAGAAACACAAAAGATATTAGTATCCGTATATGACAATAAAGTCGTTACTATGACACTAGCAAATGATGCTACAGCATATAATTTTCAATACCAAGGACAATATGATGAAATTAAAACATGGGTTGTATCTAAAATTAATCACGTAGAAACAGTAATTATAGATGCAACTATCTGTACCACACATAATTGGAATGAAGCAAGAGATATTTTTTCTAGTATTTCTTATATGTTTGGATATGGTACAAATCTTAAAGTAGATATATCCAATATCCTACAAAATTATAGAGATGGTATCGTTACACTCTTTTATAAAACAAGTACTGATTCAAACGCCACACCATATATCGGTAAATTTATTCAAATTAACGATTCAAATATCTTTATGGTAAAACAAAATATGAATGGCATAAACTATTTGGTCAGCGACAACACAATTATCGAAACGACAGATAGTTTATAGTCTAAACCAAAGAAAGGACATCAATGGAAATACTAACAATGGTATCTCTCATATGTGGTATCTTGGCATCTGTTGGGGCAATCATAGGGGTTATCTTCAAGTTTGTAATCATTAACCCCTTAAAGGTGTCAATCGACAATCTCACCAAGGTTGTTGAAACCATATTGAAAGATATAGAAACAGGTCGAGTAGACCGATACAATCAAGCCATACGTTTGACATCTATAGAATCTGATGTTAGACACTTGGATTCTCGCATGGAGTCCATTGAGGAATCCTTGAAAGGGCGGTGATACCAATGAATAACATTATTGATTCAATCAAGGGTTATTACACCAAAGTACGAACCGCCCATATTAACATCAAATCACTACAGTTTGTAAAGTTTGTGATTACAACATCATTTATCCCAATATTTATGTACTTGGGTGTTTGGTTGTATGCAATCTATGCAATGCACGTTGGTTTAAACGTAACAATTCTGGTTTCTCTATTGTCGGAATTACGATTGTTCGTATCCGTAATCTTCTCAACACAGACTGTTGCTGGCGTACTTGCTTATGGCGTGGCTTTAATTGATTCAGATGGCAATGGAGAATCCGATGAATTAGATGCCAAAGCACACGCCCAATCTAATTCTAATATCACTACAGGAGATACAAAATGAGAACCATAGAAAAAGACGAGTTGATGAGTATGGCGACAAGTGCAAGGGGTTATATCGACCATATTTACTTGCATTGGTCTGCTGGTCATTACAACCAAAGTCATACCGATAAATACCACATCTGTATCGACAAAGATGGCAAAATGTATACCGATGTTGAGTTATTTACCGAACACCGTGACCATACGTATATGCGAAACAGTCGTGCCATCGGTATCACTTTGAACGGTTGCTTTGATGCAACCAGTCCGACAAACATGGGTACAGAACCACCGACTGAACAACAAATCTATGCCCTTAGCTGGCTAGTGGCATTACTGTGTGTACAAATCGGTATTCCATTGGACATTCAACACGTAATGACCCATGCGGAAGCCGCAGACAACAAAGATGGTATGGACTTGTGTTACAATGACCCAACACCATACCCAAACAATACTTACGGTCCAGATTCCACGTGCGAACGATGGGATTTATGGGTGTTACATGAGAATGAACAACCGTGGTCTGGTGGCGACAACATTCGTGGAAACGCACGATACATCGCACATACTGAATGGGGGATTGACATATGATGCACTATAGAATTGCAAAACCCCCATTAATGAAAACGGTTGGGACTGTGTTTGCGGTATGTTTAATTGGTTTGTTCGTGTGTGTATATTTGTTGTTCAGCGGTATACACGCACACGAGCAACAATTGCGACAAACCGAAATTGAACTACATAGAACACAAGTCGAACTACAAGTGACACGACAAGAGCGTTCCATGTTACAAGACAAGGTTTCTGCCTTAGAAAACATTGAATACGAACGTGGAACAATTGTTAAACCATAATGGAGAAACAATGAATGAACAAATTAAAACATATATTCGGTCAAATCCAAAGTATTCGATTAGTATTGCTATTGGGGTTTTTGTGTTTGTTGCCATTGGGTTATTCCTATGGACAAGAACCAACAGTAACATTGACACAACACCAATACGAAACGCTACAAGAGAACTTGACAACGCTAGAAGCGACAATAGACAATCAATTGAATACAATCAACGAATTGGAGATGCAGTTACAAGCAGCCAAGTTATCAACGAACGAATCGAACAAACAATTGATGGAAGCATCAACGCTAATCGTAGAACAACGGAAGCAATTGACCGAAGCACGGAACTTGTTAAAGCAGCAAGAGCAGACGCTGCAAACGCAAAGAATCTCATTAGAGAAAGCCGAAATATACTTAACGCAGCAAAAAGAGATAATCAAGAAAGCACAACGGAATCAACAACGAGCCAAACTCATTAATGTGTTATTAGGTGCAACGGTTGTATATCTTGCGGTTAAATGATTGGATGGTGGTCTAATTATCTCTACAGTATACAGTAGCGGATGTATACAAATTCTCTGATATAAAACAAATGGGGATATACCAACTAAGGTATATCCCCAATTTTTTGCGTTTATACGGTTATTTCTTTAACTCCAATGGTTTCATCTTGGTAATACAATCGCCACGTAATTGGATATAATACCCAACACCAGCTTTCATTTCAACAAGATAACTTGACCACATGACATACTTGTTTCCCAGATGGTCAAACACATATGCCATCGGTTTACCAGTCTTGGTTGTTCTTTGTTTAAAATCAGAAACGATAATCGCCTTGACATCACGACCGTTTGCCAATTCTGTGTTATATTCCATTAATGGGTTCTCAAAAGAACACCCAAGGTATTTATACCGCAACGAAGTGAGAGGGGTCTTAGCGGTCAAATCTGGCGATTCTAGGAGGGTTATGGAGTCATACTTAGATGTCCATTCTTGGATTTTCTTTTGTATGTTCGCCAATTTCTTTTCCATAGATTGTAATTGCTTTGGTGTTGCCGTTGGTGATTCCGTTTGCATCAACTGTTGGTGGTCACGCAATTTGTGATTCCATTCGTCAATCTTGTTTTGTGCGTTCTTGCGGTCACTGTCGAATGATTTGTACTTAGGGATTAACGCCATAAGTTCGTTTGTTTCACCCAAGAAATCTAATGCACCACTACCGACTAAGCCCTCTAGTTGCAACTTAGTATATTTACTAAAGATAGAATCTATTGTATATTCTTGTGGTTTCTCAATCTTGTTGATACCCTTGATGTACGCAAGTCCTACACGAATGGCATTACCATCGACTGACCACTGGCGGTCACTATGGCGTAAATCTGGTGGTAATATCTCGATGCCCTTGCGTTTAATCTCTTGGATATACGGAAGTATTTTCTCTTGGTTACCATCTTCGGAGTTAATGGTTGCCACATAAAATTCCAACGGATAATGTGCTTTTAGGTATGCCGTTATGTATGCCATATATCCGTATGATTGACTGTGAGCCTTATTAAATCCATAGCTTGCTGCTGCAATAATCATATCTAAGATTTGTTTTGCTACATCTTCATTTGTACCATTCGCAACAGCACGGTCAACAAATTCTGCCGTAATCTCTTGCATCAAATCGTGGTCTTTTTTACCAACCGCACGTCTTACCGTATCAGCTTCCGCCATTGAATATCCAGCGATAAGTTGACATACACGCATAACTTGTTCTTGGAAAACCATAATCCCATATGTTTCACCCAATGGCTCCTCTAATCGTTTATCCAAGTATTCAAACGGCTTGCCTTGTCTGCGTTCGATATACTCATCAAGCATACCTGTTAAGATACACGCTGGTCGATATAACGCAACTACGGCAATTAAATCAACAAAGTTCTTTGGTGCAATACTTTTGAGAGTTCTAATCATTCCCGGCGATTTCATTTGAAAAACACCAAGCGTATCACCCTTGCATAACAAATCCAACGTAGGTTTATCATCCCAAGGTAATTTTGCCAAGTCAAGACTGTCTTTCACTTTAGCCATCGTTACGCAATCATTGATTACATCCAAGGTTCTAAGACCAAGAATATCCTCTTTTAGAAAACCCATTGATTCTAAATGTTTAAAGTTTGTAGATGCCACAAAGGTTTCTTCTTTTGTTTTAGAATCTTTTTGCATTTCTAAAGAGCAATACTTGGTAATATCTTGGTTTGACACAATGACTGCCGATGCGTGTTTACCAAAGCCAGTCATGATACCAACTAATTGCTTTGCTAAAGTGAACATCTCTGGATGTTTGCCATCGTTTACATGGTCGAGTTTGGCATACTCTAGGTCATTATCATGGTAATCTTCATCATCGTCAAACGAAACATCCTTGATTTTCTTTGAGTATGCATCTGCTATGGTATGGTCTATGTTTAAACAACGTGCGGCTTCTTTTAAGGCACCAGATGCTTTCATGTATGAAAATGTGCGACATTGGTAGACATATTTGTATTTTTCTTCGAGGTATTGGACGACTTCTCCTCTGCGTACCTTAGAGCAATCGTTGTCGATGTCACCCGGGGATATACGGTTTGGGTTTGCAAACCGTTCAAAGTACAAATTATTTGTAATGGCATCAAGTTGAACAATGTCCATCAGATACGCACACTCACATCCGCCGCAGCTTCCACGTCCGTACCCAACTGGAATATCACGCTTGCGACACGCATCGAGAATATCTTTAGTAATCAACAGATAGTCCATATACCCAACTTGCTCCAGAATGTCAATCTCATGTACCACACGCTCGTCAACACGTTTTTTAAACTCTGGCGTTACTTTGCCGATAATCTTTTGTTTATACCCTTGTCTTAACGCATCAAGAAACACAGGTTTTACATCGCCATCTTTAACAAACTTTGGGTACACATCAAGGTTGAAATCAACCTGTACGTTACATTTGTCAAAAATAACATTGGTATTTTCAACCATTGTTTCAACCATGTCAACACCGAATTGTGGATACAGACGGTCATATACTTGTGCTTCCGATTGGATAAAGAAGTCGTTTGAACCATAATATTGGTCTTCATCATCATCTTGTGAACGACCACGTAACGCCTTGTGTAAAGCATAGTCTTCTTCATGAACATAATGAGAATCACAAGCGGCAATCAATGGTACATCATATTTTGCACCCATTTCTGCAACCATTGCATTAAAACGCTTTTGGTCTTCATGTTGATACGTATGGATTTCAAAATACAAGTCGTCACCAAAGATGTCTTTAAACTGGGGGATTAAAGACTCACGATTATCACCTTTTAGCCATCCACCCATGCAAGCCGATGTACAAATTAAACCCTCGGAGTACTTCTTGATTATATCTAAATCAATTCTTGACTTGTAATAATAATGTCGATGTGCTTCCGTTGTCAACTTGAATAAATTTTCAAGACCAACTTGGTTCTTCGCAAGGAATAATATGTGTGAATACGATTTGTCTTTAATGGTCACATCATACGTATAGTACAACTCTGAACCCATCAACAGTTTTAAATTCGTGCCATGTTTCTTGTTGTATTTCTGTAGATGCACATACGTGTCAATCAATCCAGAGCAACCATTGTGGTCAGTCAATGCAAAACCACGTTGCCCCAATTCGTGTACACGCTGGATAATGCCATCTACAGAACTGATTGCATCTTTCATCCCATAGTTTGAAAACTGTGAGTGCAGATGCGTATGAATAAAGTTATCCGCCATATTTTACCTCCGATGAAAATTTTTAAATTCACTATTGACAGTATACCACAACTTGTGCGATAATACAAGTGCGGAAAGTTTTACCGCAAAAGTATTTTTCCACAGAAAAGGAACAAAAGAATATGGCAAAAGAAAAACCACTTGACAAGATTACTGATGTAATGACACCTATGGGGACATCTGTATTTGTGAAAATCAACGGAGTTATTGACGACTTCGCTGGTGGTCGTAAGTACACGGTGACAATGCATTTGGATGATGCAGATGCAGAAGCCTTGAAAGAAAAGTTGGTTAAAATCTGGGAGTCTTCCAACACTTGTAAACAACGTGAAGAAAACGGTAAAGAAACAGACCGTCCAACCTTTACATTGACCAAGAAAAAAGACTACGGATGGCAATTGAAAGCGTCTACACAAGTTGAGTTCACCGACAAAGATGGTAATACACATGAGAATGTGGTACGTTTAGTTGACGGTGATAAAAAACCAATGGACGAAAAGACTGCTATCTGGAACGGTTCTAAGATTGCTCTTTGGATTGGTGTACGTCCATACGAAACTGCTATGATGTACGGTGTATCTCTCAAACTTAAAGGTATTCAAGTCATTGACCTTGTGACTAGTGGTGCTGGTGGTGCTTTCGGTGGCTCTGCATCCGATGATGTTGGTTCTTATGGTTCTTCCATGAGTGACACATTTGACACTTCCGAAGACATCCCATTCTAACAAAAGTAAACACCTTGGTCTACAACTAAATATTGAGAACCAAAATCAACCCAAGTCAAATACGGCTTGGGTCTTTTGGCGTTCAATCAATGGTTGTATATTCTGTGTAAAACATACGATAAAAATTCATAAAAATACATAAGAAAATCCCTTGACAAAATTAGACTTTTGTGATACCCTATCAAACCTAAGTTTAAAACATAAGAAAATACTATAGTTTAACTCCTAGGGGGTAAACAAAAGTTTCATACAAGGGTTTTCTCTCTTATGTTTTTCACCTAGGTTTAAAACTTATGTCCATACCTAAGGTATGCTCCTAGGGTTAAAACATAAGTGAATACTTGTTTGGTTATCTTTTGTATTCTTCACTTACGTTCAGAAATACAAAAGATAACACGAAACTGGAGTAAAACGGCAAAGCCGTAACCGCCCTTGGCGGTTGTTACAAGTCAGATAATAATTTGTGTTGACTTGTCCATTTACGTATGGTACAATGTATGTGTATCAAGTCGGAAAGAAATGAAAGGAGGTCATACAATGACGGCACAAAACTTTATCGACAAGGACTTTAAGAAAAAGGCTTGGACACTTGCCATGATGTACTTTAAAAAATGTACAACCAATGGTGCGTTCCATAACGGCAAACCGTCTTCCGAGTTCTTTAAAGTACGTTCGTTCTTCATGCAGATTGACGAAAACTCAATGCTGAAACTGTACAAGTACATGGACACACTAGAGAAAAAAGAAATGTCGCTTACCGATGTGTTCATTGCAGCAAACGAACTCAATGCACAACAGTTCGCCAAGAAGAATACGAATACGGTCATTCGTGAACGACAAGCCTTTGACTTGAATAAATGGTTTGACGACAATGCGTAAAGTCAAACAACTTGGGTTCTTGGTCGTAAACAAACAACAACCAAAACCAAAACGATACATCAAACGATTAACAATAAATGGTCTAATCAGACGAAAGAAACTGTTTAGATTTTGGTATACCTTGAACTGTACCAAAGAAGAAGACATTATGACTGCGTTGAAAGAACCAAAAGCAGTTGTTATCTTTGATGCGTTTACCGTTGGTTCTCTGCTTAGATTGACCTTGAATGGACGTGTCGAGTCACATACGTTAAACTCTGATAACTGTTCATTCGGTTGGTACAAGCGATGCATCACAACGTATTTGTTTATTGTTGACCATAATCGGAATCGTACATTCGTATTCGGTCACAAAAAACGCAAGATTACCACAGAACGAGAACTATGGGAATCAAGCGATATAAATTATTGGGGGGCGTAACATGGATTCATTTATTCGACTACAACTGACAACTGCAACGATTGTCAGACATAATCTAATACATCTGTTGGAGTTTATACGTATAAACCATATCAGTTCAATTCAGAAAACGGAAGATGGCTGGTTGGTATTGGAAAACGATAAAAACGCATGGACACGTAGGGCAACTGATTATACGTTCATTGGTATTAATGATGTTCTTCCAGATGGTGTTATATCGGTTGAAAACTTTTACCAAAACAGATATGAGTTCTTAGACAAGATATTTACAGTCAACGAAGATATATCCCAAGCGATATACACTTTGTATGATGCTTTAATCAAGCTGGCGAATATCTACCAAGAGCCATACAATCCAAAGGATACATTGTTCTTGTATGACCATGCATCTATCTATAGAATTGACAATAGCGGAGAACAACACTTTGTTACACACATTGAGAATGTACCAAAATATATCCCATTCAAACAAGTGTGTCAAGATAAAGATATTATCTCGGTAAGAACGGCAGTCAGTCAACTGTATGATTTAAAATGTTGTATTAACCCATCTATTGACTATGAATTGCAGTACCAGTTAAAAACTCTACAGGAGGAATACCCAGATGAATACGATTTCAACCTTAAAGTACAAGATTGACCTACAGGAGTTAGTCGAGGAATATACCACCCTATCACGAAACGGTGGTAAAATTCCAAGGGGTACTTGTCCAATATGTCACGGTGATAATCCAACAGAATTTTGTATTCTTGGCGATAGATACTATTGTCATAAATGTGGTTCATCTGGTGATGCCATCGGTTTCTACGCAGAGGTAGAGGGTTTACCGTTCTATCAAGCGGTTGAAGCCTTGGCGGAAAAGTATGAGGTATCAACAGACGACCCTGTGTATCAAAAACAGAAAAGTATCGTTGGTCAGAATACGAAAGTTGCCATCAAGTATCATAAAGCCGTTGATGCCGTTCGTGAATACATGAATGTCAAACGAGGTATCAATAATGATACGTTGGAAGATTTTCTGATTGGCTACGACAAGGGTGGATTCTTGGGTGTACAATCGTCTGGTATTGTGATTCCAATTCAAGATGCCTATGGTCGTATCGTTGGGTTTTCCAAAAGACGATTGGAAGAAACAAATGAACCAAAATATAAGAACACCAAAGAAGACGATGTATTCGTCAAGCGACAACTGTTGTTTAATTACCATCGTGCGGTTAAAATGTTGCATCCGAATGGTGTGCTTCATGTTGCCGAGGGTTATCTTGATGTCATGTCCGCACATCAACAAGGGATTCCATGTGTTGGGTATCTTGGTGGACGATTGACAAAAGACCAGATTGGTTTGCTCTGGGAATTACAAAAGCGATACAATGGCGATATTACGTTTGCATTGGCGGTTGATAATCCAGAGTGTGATGCGACTGGTCGTAAAGCATTGTTAAAAACAAGGGAAGACATCAATAAGTACGCACCAGATTTAAACGTGCGTGTGGTCAAGTATCCGAAAAATGATGAGTAAATACGACAATCTACCGAAAAGAATCGGAATTAGAAAACAAAAGTGGATTGATGCACGACCGATGTATTGTGAACCACCATATAATTATGCGTGTAAATTATGTTTGCGTTGTTGTGTCAACCGCAAAGGCAAAGTCAGAAATCGTTGTGGTTTTAAGAAAGCTGGGTAAACAATGGGATATGCACTATTAGATGGCACTTGTGTGTCTTCAATAATTAACAAAGAGTATACCGTGAATGGTTATCGGTTTATTACTCAATTTGACAACGGTTGGATTGCCATTCGTTTCCTTGACGATGTTCCAACCAATTGTATCAACCAATTCAGTAACATTGGTGCTTTCAATGATTACATCGAGTATTTAAAACGTAAGCCACACCATGATGATTACGTAGCAAGAACAACGGAGGATAACAATGGACAAGATAACATCAGATAAGCTATTTGAGATTAATCAGATGTTCAATTTTGTAGAACCGATTAATAATCCAACAGAATTAACGATTGGTGATACGTTGTATAACATTCATGTATATGCTGGGTATAAAATTACGGTAGATAATACGGTGACGCATACATCTACCGATTTTAAAGACTTTATGTCGTTCCATGATTTTGTAATGGAGGTTTCATAGATGAAAACATTGTATATAGTTAAATACGGTTGTGGACAATGGGAAGATTACCATGAAGACATTGAATATATGTATGAAACATTTGAAGATGCCAAACATAGATGTCTACAGTTACAATCCGAAATCGACCAACGATTACAAGATAATAAACATTGGTATGATACGTTGAATAAACTGGATGATGAAAACATCGAGGGCATCTATAATGAAGTCACTGGTAGAACATCTTGTGGCGTTTCGTTCTATGAATTTGTTGATAGTCCGAATGATTTCCCAAGAATCTTAGGTTTGTTTGACGACAATATGCAAGAGAAATTACTGTTGTATGCCGAAGCGGTAGAACACGTAGACTCAATCAGTATCTTTGATAATGAATGGGATAATCCACATTACTTTATGTCTGTATATGAATGGTCAGACAATGGTTCAATGAAATGGATTGATGCCTTTGGTTCTGAAAAATTGGAGAATATGTTATGCTTGAAACAGAATTAATCACAAGAGTGATGTTGTTTGACCCAGTAAATCAATGCCAAGGATTTTGCTGGGATACAAAACGTAAGCAGTTTATCTTGGCTACTATATCTGGTGATAATAAAACCCAAGATATTTTCCGTATTAGCTTCGATGGCTCAATCACTATCAACTATCACTTTAACGATAGACCACGCCTTGGTCACATGAACACGTTGACATATCGGCGTGATACCGATGTGATATATACCACAAATGCAACAATAGATGGCTTCTTGTTGACGGCTTTGGATGCCAAATACCTATCAGTCAAAGAAGAAATAAAAATGCCATATAAGGTCTTTAACGTGGCGTATGACCCATTCACGCACAAGTTTGTATCCATTAGACCATACAAGAAAAATATTCGTTTAATTCAAGAATATAAATGCGTGGCAAACGACAATAAACCACAGTTCGTTCGTGAATATGAACTTGATTGTGAAAACGAAGATATTAATAATAATGGTGCTTTTGTGTTTTTAGATAATATTATTTTTACAACCTTGACACATCTCGTAATCTATGATACATTTAATAATGTAAAGACGATGGTTGAACTGCCAAAGAATTTCGAGGTAGAAGACATAGATATTGTCGATGGTCAATTATACTGTAGTGTGTACCGACAAAAAGGCATCGTTGAAATCCATCGTATTTTGGGATTAGATTCCCAATTGATAAAAAATGTTCGTCCTATTGGGTTTTAAATCCCAGTTTTTTAACGAAGTGAGGTAGAAAATTATGAAAGTGGTATCTTATGAACATTTGTTTGGTGACAACGAATATGTGTCAACTAGATGTGAACAACATTCTGTTACAAAGGATGGTATTAAATATCTACCATTAAGCATTGTAGAAGAAATCGGTTTTGATTATGAACAATCTGCCGTTATGGAGGTAGAGTTTGAATGAACGTATTAGTCGCTTGTGAGGAATCACAAACCGTCTGCAAGGCATTTAGACAACTTGGGTTTAACGCCTATAGTTGTGACATTGTGGAATGTTCTGGAGAGCATCCAGAGTGGCACTTTAAAGAAGACATCTTTGACGTAATCAAACGCAAAGGCGGTGTCACCCAAAGTGGCAACATTAGATTTGTTGACAAATGGGATTTAATGATTGCACATCCACCGTGTACGTTTTTATCATCTAGTGGTGCAAAATGGTATTATCACCCAGACGACAAGGATTTACCGACTGAACAACGTAGACCGCATCCACGGTTTCCACATCGGAAACAAGACCAAGATGCAGCCGTTGATTTCTTCATGGCGTTATACAATACGAATATTCCGTATATTGTCATTGAAAATCCTGTTGGTGTCATGTCCAGTAGATTCCGTAAGCCAGACCAGATTGTACAACCGTATATGTTCGGTAACGCAGCACGTAAGACCACTTGTTTATGGCTTAAAGGTTTACCACTTTTAGAGCCTACTAAGGTGGTATCCGAGGGCGAATCCATTGTATTCCGTAGTGGTAAAAAAATGCCTAAGTGGTACTGCGATGCGTTGACAAATGCGAAAACCGATGTAGAACGCAGACGTTTACGCAGCAAAACATTTGATGGTATCGCACGAGCAATGGCATCTCAATGGGGAACATTTGTTAAACACGAAATGGAGAAACACAATGATTGATTTCTTGGAAAAACATTATATCTTTTTCACACGATTTGTTTGGATTGCAACATATATCATTCTATTGGGTGTGCTTGATTTTTACAACGTGTATAAAATCAACGATGTACCGACATTTGTTTGCTTTATCTTTGGTATCTATTGGCTTGCCAAGATATTGACCGCAATGATTGTCATTGGTGTTGCAGCCTTGTTACAAATCAATGTTGACATCGAACTAAAATCATCGTTTACAATCAACGATAAATACATTTTTTAAACCATAGTGCAACGAATTGAGGGGAAAAATTATGAAATACAGAAACGGAAATGCGGTTGTCACCTTGGATTTACGAGATGGCACACGCATTATTGAATACCCAGATAACGAACCATTGACATTACAGACACCACTCAATATTGATATTCGTGTATCTACACAATGTCCATACGGTTACAATACAAACACGAAAAAATCTACTTGTGCATTTTGTCACGAATCTGCATTGGTTGATGGTCAGGAATGTCATTATGGTTTTCTACAACAGGTGTTGATGGATGCAAAATTACCACGTGGAACAGAAATTGCTCTAGGTGTAAACGAAGTAACGGACAATCTTGTGCAATTTGTCAAGAACTTATACAGACTTGGATTGGTTGTCAACATCACAATGAACGAACGTTATATTTTGCAATATGGCGATACAGGGTTAAAACAAATGTTACCCTATGTGTTTGGTCTTGGTATCTCTTATCGTTCGTTACAGGGGTGTTTATCGCTACCAGATTGGATTGCCGATTATCCACATACGGTTATTCATGTGATTAATGGGATTGACAATTTTGACGATATAAAAGAGCTATCTGTGAAGTACCACAAGTTATTGGTCTTGGGTGAAAAAGACTTTGGGTTTAACCGTGGTAAAGTGAACTTAGACACGCTAGAACACAAACAATGGAAATCTAATATTATGCAATTGACAAAAATCTTTGACATTGTATCTTTTGATAACTTGGGGTTGCAGCAATTAGAAATCCGTGGTAAAATTACAGATGAAGAATATAAATCGTTTTACCAAGGCGAACATTCCATGTATATCAATGCGGTGGAACAATACTTTGCTCCATCCAGCCGTACACGGAATAATATTCAACGCTTTGACGAAACTGATTTACGTTCGTATTTTCAAAATTGTGAAGCACAGGAGGTGCCGCATGATACTAAAGAGAATTGGCGTGTTTGAAACCAATAGTTCTTCTTGTCATTCTATGGCAATTGTCGGACGATTACAAAAGAAAACGCCAAGGGATGCAACCATTACAGACATATACGGAGAACTTGGATATACACCAATGTTTGATAATGTTGAATGGACTGTTAAGTTTGATAACTATTTGTGGATAGAACAACAGTTATGTAATTCACAAGACAAGCTATGGTTCTTGTTGACAGATGTCTATAAAGAATGTACTTTTGATATTGCGTTTAGAGATGAGTTCTATCTAAAGGTTAAACGATGGTTGTCTGATATTGGTATCACGTTAAAAGAACCAGAGTATGATATTTTGGGTGATTATGTTGATGAGATACTATCACAATCTATAGTATCCGAGGAAATGTTCCAAACACCAAAAGACTTGTACGAATATTTGTTCGATGATAATTTAGTTATTGATATTCGTTCTATCGAGGTAAACGCTGACTATTAAGGAGGAACGCTAATGGATTCACAAGACCAACATTCCTTAGAATGTTTATTAGAATCTAAGGGTGGTATTCGTTGTGACATAAGCATGATGCCGCATTGTTTAGACCGAGTTAAACATATTGTGTTATACTTAGATAGTCTTTATGCTAAGGTTCAAGAGATATATTTATGTTCTAATGGTCGATATTATATGCTTGAATGTTACGAAGAATACAATACCAATAGAAGAAATCTTATTCGTTTTGTTGAAGTCGAACATAAGATGAAAATTGTTGATTATTGGGTTGACAAACAGGAGGAAAACAAATGAAATTAATACGCAATGGGGTTTTTGAAACAAACTCCAGTTCTGCACATTCGTTGGCATACAAAAACGAGGTCTTGCGTGACTATAATTTCAAGCCACATAACGATTTATGTTTTACTGTTAAAGACTGGCGTTTAACAAAGAAACCAAAGGAATACGAAATGTATTCGTATATGCCTTTGTATTTTGATGAATATGGTTGGGGATTTGATGTGTTATCTTCTCCAGCAGAAAAGCTAAGTTATTTAATGTCTTCCGTTTACCAGTATAAAACTTGGGGTGTTATTAAAGAAGACCCATTTTTCAAACAAGTAATACAATGGTTAAACGAATTAGACATCGTTGTCAATCTACCAGAAGAATACGGTGATTCTAGTGAAGTTGATGCATATGTTGACCACCAATCTTGGGATGTTGTTACCAAAGATATGTTTCAGACCAAAGAAGATTTGTTGACATATCTATTTAACAATGATATTACAATCCATATTGAAAACGACAACTCCGAAATCATGCAAAATTGGGTTGACGACCCAAAAGAAACAATGGATTATTGTGCAGCCATGTATTGGTGTGTTTCTCAATATAAATGCGTAAGACGTAAATCTTGGAAAGATGGCGTGTATTTAATTTATGATGTCCTTAAGGATGGTGACGGTTGTTATCACTTAAGTTATTTATTGATTGACAATAAGTTGAAAAGCGTTTATACACCAACAGTAGATGATGCACAAGCATCCGACTGGACAGTTGCTTTGGAGGTAGACAAGTATGAAATTAGTTAGAAACGGTGTGTTTGAAACCAACAGTTCATCCGCACATTCTCTTGCGTATGGCACAGAATATATATTGCGTGGTTCTCGTTGGTATCAACCAACCGAAGAACATGACTTTAGTAATCCAATGTATCGCTTGGATAAAGTGCCAGACCAATACCGTGGATATACCTTTTATGAATGGCTTGGTGAATACGGTTGGGGATATGATGTATTGACGACACCGCAAGAAAAGTTTTCATACCTGTTGACACAAATGGCAGACACATCGGAAGAACTACATGAGTCAACCGATTATGAAACCATAAAAGAAATGGTCGAAGATATTGGTTGTGAAATTGTTCGATGTAATGACCAAGATGGTTACGTTGACCATCAAAGCTATGGTATTGTTAAACCATCGTTATTTAAGTCTAAAAAAGACTTGATTTCATACTTGTTTAATGATAACATTAGGGTATACATCGAAAACGACAATAGCGAATACCAAGAATGGTACACAGGTGAAAAACACGAATGGTAACATTTATAGATTTATTCGCTGGCATCGGTGGTTTTCACTCTGGCTTAACTAAAGCTGGTATGGAATGTGTCGGTTGGTGCGAAGCAGATAAATACGCACAAGAATCATACCGTGCGTTATACCCAACGGATAATCTTTGGTTTTCACCAGATATTCGTGCATTAAACGGTACAGAGATGCCGTATGCAGACCTGTGGTGCTGTGGGTTTCCTTGCCAGAGTGTTTCCATTTCAGGACTTAAACATGGTATGGAAAACACACGGAGCGGTTTATTTTATGAAGTCACGAGGTTATTACATGAAACAAAACATAAACCCAAATGGTTGCTTATTGAGAATGTTAAAAACCTCTTGTCAATCAGTAACGGATGGGGATTTTACGGTGTTTTGTCTGAAATGGACAAAGCAGGGTACAGTATCGCATGGCGTGTGTACAACACAAAAGACTTTGGACTACCACAAAACCGTGAAAGGGTGTTCATTATTGGACATCTTGGAAACGACTGTCCACCAGAAGTATTATACCGACCCAACCAAAGCGAGCAATCTATTGTTCGACTCGGAAATCTCTTAAAGACTAAGTCGTTTGGTGGTAATCCACAACGAGGTCGTGTGTACTCACCAGAGGGTTTATCTCCTACGGTCACTTGCATCAAGGGTGGCGGTCAAGAACCAAAGATTCTACTTGGGAAGAACCCCAATGTAATACGCAAGCTGACCCCAAGGGAATTTTGGCGATTACAGGGGTTTACAGACGAACAATTTGATACCTGTGCAAAGATACAATCGAACGCACAATTGTACAAACAAGCTGGTAATTCCGTGTCTATACCGATTGTGTATGAACTTGGGAAGAAAATTATTGAACACCACAGGAGGTTACATGGATAATTTTATAGAGAATTGTAAAAACGTAGTCATGCAAACACTTAGCTTTCCAATGTCCGCTTATGTCAGTTCACAAGCAAGGATGCAAGATGTAAAACTGGTGTATAAGTCTTTAAAAATTGTATGGTTTTCTAAAACACTCCAGAATCATAAAGCATTAGTCATGTCAACAAGCGAAGACTTTGACCATGTTTATTGGGAAGTTACATACAATGGCGATAAAGATGAATATTCTGTTGACAGATACATAAAACAATCCAACACCGTAATTTTGGGAGAAGACATTAATGAAACAATGTAAAGATTACAATGATTTACTGGTACAGGACTATTCCATTGGCTCTCTTGAAACAGAGCCTTTGGATATTGCTTGTTTGAATGTTCTATTAGAAGAATATCCAAAGCAAGAAGACCAATATAAAAAGGCATCTCGGTTTTGTAAATCCGTACATGATTCAATGGTGCTTGCCGACATTGCAACACTCTTGGCAAAGCGATGGGGTCGTTCAATAGAAGATGTCAAAAAATATCTGGATGTATCTGCCACCAATGAAGAAGAACTTTGGGGTAAAACACATAGCTTTACTGATTCGTTTGACGACTTGAAATCATTCATTGGTCAAGATGGTGTTCCACTTGGGTTTCCATCTTTGGATTTTGCCTTGAATGGTGTCAAGCGGAGAGAAATCGTATTGCTTGGGGCATACACCAACCAAGGTAAATCATTTGTTGCAGCCAAAGTTGCTGCACATCGGTTAATGGACTTAAAGGATAATCTATTGATTTTCTCAATGGAGATGCCAAGGGGTCAATTCTTAGCGAACATCGTTGAAGAAATCTTGGGTGTCGATGAAGATACTTTGGTGGAGATGCTAAAGACCGAACAGGGCATCGAAGTATATTCCAAAGTGTCTGCCGTTTTAGACAAACGTGTACGCTTTGTTGATGAACCGAATAAGACCATTGACGACTTAGAGAAAATTACCGAAGCGTGTTATGCCAATGATTTTCCTGTGGATTTTGTTATATTTGACCACTTTCATTTGATACCACAGATTGATGATATTCCTGTGTTGTCAAAAAATGCCAATCAAATGAAAGAATACGTTAAGAAATTCAATCTAATTTTGTTCATGCTTTGTCAATTTAACGAGGAATCGCAGTCCGTCTTTAGCAGCGACAAAAAGAAAAAACCGTATGAAGCTATGCTAAGGCATATCAAAGGTGCTAATGCCCTAAAAGCAATTGCAGACATTGTGTTGTTACTGTGGCGACCATACAAGACGGATACACAATTAGATTTTGACGAACGTGATAAAATCAAGAATGTATCTTGTATCAAAATCGGTAAATCTCGTAGAAAACTGCGAGGACCAGCGGATATATTTCAATACAAGGTTAACGATAAAACCACAAGAATGGAAGAAATTAATTATTTTGGATAATTATTGTATTTTCTTGTTGACAACATTGTATATATATGTTAATATAATACTGTAGTTAAGTGCTACGCCTCCTTTCTTAACATAGCCGATGTAAGTGGTTGCCCCTACTTGCATTGGCACACATGGACTGTTGCTGGGTTATGGTCACTTTTAGCATAAATTGTCATGTCTGACTAACAGGTTCGATTCCTGTACAGTTCTACTTTTTCGCTACTGCAAGCGAACAAACGTTTATCAAAAGGTGTGCCTGTTGTACACATCCCAAAAAGACAACACGTGTTAATTGATTACACGACAACAAATCAAACATACGGTGCTTGCTGCCGTCACTCAGTAAGCGTTATATGTGACGAGAAAACATATCAGAGATAACTGTAAACCATCACTAGAGATGTCAACCTAGGGTTTGTGCCATTCCATAATCGCACACGCAAGAACAATGCGACAACAATCATATGTAGAAATGTAAGTGTCAAAGCATACTACGAATTTCTTACTGCCGTCAGACCAGACGTTAAAATCCGCAGTCGTTGAAGTGCGATAAGCAACGAAGTGTATACACATCTACCGCCGATGAGTATAGACGTATACGAACAAGAAGTCGCCTAGATTGCAGTCTTTGGGTGAATGAATGATGTAACGATGAAATGTTGCATGGCGGTAGATATGGATGGTTGTCAGAGTGGCTTATTGAGTTTCTTTGCTAAAGAAATGTTGTTGCAAAACAACCACAGGTTCAAATCCTGTACCATCCTCCATTCGGTATTCACACATTATCGTAAAGGGTAGAACGTAGCCATGGAATGTTTTACTATGTGTGCCACGCAATAATCATGTGTTAGTTCAACGGTAGAATATCTCACGCAATGAGAAGATGGTTGTTCAAATCGACCACACATGATGGGATTGCATTTATTCTTGGGTAGTTCAATGGTAGAGCATCTGGCTGTTAACCAGAGAGTTACAAGTTCGAGTCTTGTCCCAAGAGCCATGTCGTTGTAGTCAAGATGGATAAAGACAACAGACTGTAAATCTGTCGCTTAGGACATAGCTTCGGAGGTTCGAATCCTCCCAACGGCACCATATCCCCATGATGAAACTGGCAAACATCTTTGGCTTAGAACCAAAGTCTTGTAGGTTCGAGTCCTACTGGGGATACCACATGGAAAGTTGGCAGAGTCTGGTTTATTGCATCGGTCTTGAAAACCGAAGAACAGAAATGTTCCATGAGTTCAAATCTCATACTTTCCTCCAGTCGTTGTACCAACGATACCATAGCCAAGATGTGTAATGCTACGGCATCGCATCACCGAATGGGTTTCTTAAGGGATTATCATTCGGCTGGCATACATCGTGTTGACTTTGGTGATACCAAAGAAACACGCATAATTTTTCCTCCTAAAGGGTTGGGGTAAAATCTCAACCCATTGGATGCACACATAGTTTAACGGTAAAACAAATTGATGATGGTTCAAATCCGTCTGTGTGCAGTCGACTAAAATCCAGTAGTAGTTATCAGATGCTATTGGTAAAAAATCCTGTACCGTGGGGTATTGGTCGGTGAGTTGCGGCATCGTGAAATGTGGAACGTAAGCCATTCCGCAACAAAAATATTATCATAAGTGTTTACCATGAACACAAACTAAAGAAGACACCTAAGTATTTTACCTCCTTTCGTACTTAGGTGTCTTTTTTTTTTGTTTTTCATCTCATAGTTGACAATCTTAGTAAAATACTGTATAATTGATATATGGGGTTACAAACAATGAAACAAAATTCATTTTTATGTCCAGATGGTCAAACCATACTGGTCAAAGATTGCATGAACCAATGCCGTATGGGTCAACGATGTTTGGCAAAACCGTTGTTGGTTAATGCAAGTCGTGTTCGTGACTTAAACCGAACAAACTTTAGTGTCACCGAAGTGTTATCACCAACGCTATATATGTATCTAAAGGCAACCCATAGTGAAACCATTAATCCGTTCTCATCTATTGCTGCAACGGTTGGTACATCGGTTCATGGCATATTGGAAAACTGTTTGCCACATAATTACGCTGGCGAGTTCCGATTAAACTATGAGGGTCTAACTGGACAGATGGACTGTATCGACCTAGAGCATCACACGTTATACGACTATAAGGTTGTTGGTGCATACAAATGTGCGACAATGATGGGTGGTAGACCATTGTGGAAACCGTATACAATCAAGCGTGGTAAACGCAAAGGTGAAACAGAATTAAGACAACAATGGTTCTACGATGGATTGCATCACTATGGTGATTACTGTAAACAACAAAATCTATACAGAATATTGCTGAATAAACACGGTATTCCCATCGAAGATATGTTCTTGCAAGTAATCATTAAAGAGCCAATCAACACAATCAAGACATTCAACTTGGACAAACAATGTTATCTATTGAAGTTACCAAAGATGAATGACCAACGATTGCTTGATTATGCGTTATACAAAAAAGATGCCTTGGTTAATGCCATTGCAACTAATACGTTGCCACGACAATGTTCTGCCAAAGACCGTTGGGTGTCTAAAACGTATCCAATGGGTCGTAGATGTAAGGATTATTGCTCGGTGTCATATTGTTGTCCGTATTATAACTCATAGGGGAAGAACATGGTTAATATCAAAACACAGGAATTTCGTACTATAGATAAGTACCGCATTACGGCGATTAAACGACAAAGCCGAACGGCTTTTGTCAACGAAGTTAAAGTCGGTGATGAGTTCTATCTATGCACAAAACTACATGGGGAGAAAACACAAGCTGGTTATCTTGCACCACGAGTACGGTTGTATTTCCCAGAGAAAAACCGTTACACAAAATACACAACGCAAGAACGTATGCAACAAATCTTTGGATTTAATTTTGATGTTGAAATCGTAAAAGAAACAACAGACATCAACTTGGGTGGTGACATACAATGATTCTTGTTGGTCGTGCTGGTAGTGGCAAAGATACGGTGGCAGATTTGTTGTGCGACAATCTACCAAGATATGCCTTTGCGGATGCCTTAAAAGAAACAATCCATGTGATACAAGAACAAGGTGTCAACGCTGGTATGGAGTATTTGTCTTCACTAAGTGGACATACCGTTGAAGAATTAAGCGGTATCTTACCAGTCGTACAGACGATTGAGAAAACGGTTCTTGACGGCAAACAACGTGGTCATTTACAATCGTTGGGGAACGGTTTACGAGCGTTGTTTCAAGACTTTTGGATTATCGTATTACGCAACAGATTAATCGAAGACAACCCAAGGGGTTACATCGTGACTGATTGTCGATACGAAAATGAACTTAAGATGTTGCAAGAATTGGACGTTGGAGAACCATATTATCGGAAATCCATATTCATTTCTGCGAACAAACGAGAGCGTATCAAACGAATGAAACAACGTGATGGCTCTTGTGATACATCTAAATTGAACGATGTGTCAGAAACATCTGTTGATGCAATGAAACATATGTGTGATTATACAATTAACAATTCCAAAGATTTATCACACTTACAAACATTGGTTGACAATATCAATCGTGACATCCAAAGGGAGAAACAAGAATATGGTCAAGGAATTACATATGATTGCAATAATTGATTACAGAACCAACGAACTAAAAGCAGAGGTTCGTAGACGAATGATGCAATCTGAATTATCTGAACAAGAAGCCGTTCATCTTGTGGACAAGGCTTGCGATGATATGACAGATGCCATTAGTCGTTTATATTCACAAGCGGAGTTATAATGAAGTTAATTTATTCTGGGGTTGTCATGGGTGACCCAGTACCACAGGGTCGTCCACGCCTAAGTGGACGAGGTCGTTTTGTTAGAGCCTATGACCCTCCAAAGTCAAAAGCCTATAAAAAGCTAATTAAAGATACAATCGAACATCCAAAGGATTTAACAGACGTGCCATTATTGTTTGAACTTGATGTGTACCGTAAAATCCCCTCTAGTGTTCGCAAAAAAGACCATCAAGATATGGTCGATGGATTAATTCTACCAACGAAGAAACCAGATATTGACAACGTACTAAAGGGCGTTATGGATGCATTATCTGGTGTAATATGGGTTGATGATAACCAAGTGTGCGATGTAATCACACGCAAACGCTATAGTGAAAACCCAAGGATTGAATTTAAGGTGTACGATATTACACCATAACGGAGATACATGAAATGTTAGAACAAAAATTGATAAATACTGATGGTCTTGATAAAATGTGGGGTTTACACCTTGTGTGGTTCGATGGTTTTTCATACCAATTGACACCAATCGAGTCTACGGATGCGGAAGATATTCGTGAAAGTTGTCCTCATTGGATTGTATACTTGACTGGTGATATACAAGAAGATTGTGAAGAAATCGAACGACAAACTTTTTTACAGGGCGAAGCCTATGATAAGTGTTTATGCGACATTGGCTTAATCGAAGAAGACGATGTAATCGACATTACCGATTTTAAAATCTATCTACAAGTAACAGATGATTTAAAACCACATGAACATTGGGTACTTAAAGAACACGAACACGTTGGAAACGATTACATCTGCGTGTATGCCGTAGACGAACCAAACAAATCTAAAGTTGATAAGATTATCGCTGGTGCTTTGGTGAATGGCTACGACTTGGAAACCGCAGCTATCTGGGTGATGAAACTTGGGTATATGGCACAAGACCGTCTAGCCAAACAGTTTGAAAGCATCGCATCTACAGTTGAATCATGGACGGTTTAACCGCATTAATTTTATTGGTGATTGTGCAACGGATGTGTCTTGTGATACTGATGTTTGCACTTGGGTATTTATTATACATGGGAGGTAAGCATGATTAAAAAATTATTGATTGCTGCTTGCGTATTCTTTGGTATGTGTATGGGGCAAACATATGCATATCAAATGCAAGCCGAGGTATCTGCATATACAGACCGTGGTACAATGGCAAACGGTGAATGGACTCACGAGGGAGCAATCGCAAGTGACGATTTACCGTTTGGCACACGAGTAGTTATCAATGGTCGAACGTATGTTGTTAAAGATAGATTTGGTGGTGGTTATTCTAATGCCATTGACATCTGGATGTCATCATACGAAGATGCAATTGAATTTGGACGACAGTATATTACTGTTGAAGTTCTAGTATAAACGGAGGAAATTATGTCACAAGATACATTGAATACAATACGAAAGATACATGGTTTCAAACCAATAGCAAAGCGAGTACGTGGATTTGAACTTGTATCTCGCTTAGAAACACCTGTTAAGTTGCCAACACGAGGTACAATCCATAGTGCTGGATACGATATTTGTGCAGTAGATAATTGTACCATCGAGCCAAAACAATCTGTGTTTATCCGTACTGGTATTAAAGCATATATGCCACCAGATGAATATTTAGATTTACGAGTACGTTCAAGCCTTGGTATTAAACGCCAATTAATGCTGGCGACTGGTGCATCGGTTATTGATTCCGATTATTATAACAACGAAGAAAACGAGGGTGAAATCATGGTGGTTTTATATAACTACGGTGATGAAACCCAAACTATTGCAGCTGGCGAACGTATCGTCCAAGGTATTTTCACAAAATATTTCTTGATTGATAACGATGATACAACCGACCAACGTACTGGTGGCACTGGGTCAACGAACAAATAATGGGAGATAAAAAACAATCCATGAAACGATTTATGTATTTAGTGGATATGTTTAAGAATGGGGAATTATATCGTATCTCTATTTATGGGGAGAATAGAGATACGATTCAACAATATTTATACGATATATCACCAGAGGTAATCTTCGTGAGAGAAGATGAAGAAACCGAGCGACAACAAAAGAAACGAACCAATGGTAATTTCCGTAAGATATATCACAATGGAAAATACATCGGTACAATCGTTCAATGTGATTTTAGAACAGACCGATGTCAGTCCATTGGAGAACGGTCGAAGAAAATTATTGGTGTTGACAGTCGTTATAGGGTGGTTGAATGAATAGATTTACACAATTCATGTGTTCAAACATGAGTAATTTAACAAAAATACAACAGTTTGAGAAACAATATTCTTTTGACGAGTTCGCACAGAATAAACAAAAACAACGGATTTTAAATCGCTTGAACCGCTTGCGGTCAATTGATTATGCGGATTCACCAGAAGATATTGTGTTGCAGCAAGAAGAATTTGAGAGAATGTCTTATGCGTTAATTCGGTTGCGTTCTGAATTAGGCGTTAAGAATACCCAGTTGTTGATTCTACGTGCTGGTTACCGCAAAAAGCTGAAAGACATCGCAAAGGAACTAGGATTGTCTTATACATATGTATGTGCAAAGTATAAAACAGTCAAGAAACAAGCGAAAGAAATTGTGTTACAACTGATGAGGGAAAACACGGTTGATGTCGATATGTTCCAACCTGTGAAGAATTTATATTTTGCATCAACACCAAAAGACAAACTGAATTATCCATTCGATTCTGCACGAAACACATTCAAGAAGTATCACATCTACAAAGGTGAATACCGTGAATCATTTCATTGTAAAGCCATTGAATATCTTGATGAGTGCTTTGGTGATAAGAAAACCATTTGTAATTACTGTGGCAAGCAATGCACACGATTAAACGACATGGAGGAACGCATTTGAATATCGCAGAACATTCTTTGAATACAAACAAATTAGATATGCGTGTGGATGCAGACCGTGCATATATTGCCGATGTATCCGATATACACGTTGGGAACATTTATCACAACCGACAAAAGTTTGAAGACTTTTTATCCAAGGTTCAGTCCATTGATAATCTGTATTTAATTATCGGTGGCGATTCTACGGATAATGCAACCACAAGTTCCGCATCATCTGTATTTGAACAATCGGAACACGGTGGCGACCAAGTGTTGACCGCTTATCATCTATTGCAGCCAATTAAAGACCGCATCTTGTTTTGCCGTTCTGGCAACCATGGATATGAACGTGCGTTGAAACACAATAAGTTGATACCAGAACAGATGTTGGCAGAGCTGCTAAACGTACCGTTTTACCACGGTATGGCAAGCGTATTCTTTAATGTCAATAAGAATCTATATGTTATCGGCACATGGCACAACGCAAAGAAACCAACGGCGATGGAATGGCTGCATACGGACATTACATTTTATGAACACTTGCATAAAACCAATTGGGAGAAAACTCATGTGGCAACGCCAAACCGTATTGCCAAGGCTTGGTCAATGACTGAACATTATGACATACAATCTGGTTCATTCCTTGGTTGGGGCGGTTATTCCGCAGACAAGGGGTATCGCCCATTGGATTGTGGTACATCCATCGTAGAGTTATCTGGTGAAAGAAACAAAAAGTCAATTCGTGTTCATTCCGACATTGACCATGTATTGGAACTGGAAGAGTTGCGAAAGTGTGTACATGATGCCACTTAAGGGAACACGCAAGAAAACAACAAAGAAACCAACCAAGAATCAAACTAAGGTTGTAAAACCAAAAGCACCAACCAAACGTAAACGCAAGCCACTGAAACCAAAAACACCACTAGATGCAATCCATAAGAAATGCCGTGAATGTTGTTGTGGAACACTTGCGGAAGTACAGGCTTGTGAAATAGACGATTGTGCATTGTGGCATTATAGATTGACGGAAGATTAATTTCTTCCGTCTTTTTTTTATTTTGTTATTGACACAAATGTAATCATATGATATTCTTATATCAGAACAACAGATGATTAAACATCGGAGGTCTTTATGAAAAGATGCTACAAGATACCACATGGGTTTCATTATATGGATGTTTTACAACCGTATTTTGAACAGGGGTGGTCTTTAACAAAAGTTATACGTATCGGTCAAGATACATCGGTTATTATTATTCACCCATAGGAGGGAAATTATGTTACAATCAAAATATTTAACAAAAGATGGTCTACAGTTATTTCTTAAGACTATATATGACAAAGGATTAAATTATCTATATTTTGACAAAGACACAGGTATGTATACTGCATCAAGCGAAGAACCAGAGTTTGATGATACTACATTTATTTTTTGCGGTGGTTGTCATTCTACTATTCAAGGGTTGTTTGCCAAAAAAGTTATTGAAGAACTATTAGAGTTCCGTAATTATATTGCGATTGACGAGCATATTGATTGTGTTGATTGGGAGAATGTCCCTGTGGATACAAAAATAATTGTTTCACATTCCACAGGCAGTCCAGACTATTGTCGCTATTTTGCAGAATACAAAGATGGAAAAGTATATGCTTGGGATTATGGTGCAACGTCATGGAGTAGTGATGTTAAATCAAAAAACTGGTGGGAACACGCCAAACTGGTGAAATAACATGGCATACAAGGGATTTGGCGGTGGTCGAACACTACCAGACAAGCGTGAGTATTTTCTTGAATATGGCGATGGGTTTGACCACGTATTAGACAGATGTCAAACAACGGTCGGTTGTCGCAAGTGTCATACAAAGCCAGTCGCCATTGTCGAACATAAACGGTCAAAAGATTCACAATGGATTTATCTTGCGTGTCCAAAGCACCCCAAGAATAGAACCTATGTGAATCTGGACTATGATGTCTTGTTTAAATCTTGGGAATTACTACAGAGGAGGAAACTATGAAACGAAAAGCACAAACCAAACGATACATTGAGGACGACATTCTACGGATGATACGCTTGGGTTCAGTCGTATTATTACTTGGGTCTTTTATTCGATTGTTTTGGTTCAATGATTCCGATTGGTTCGCAGCAATGGTTGTATCAATTATGTCAATCACATTGTTACCAACTAAGTTAGACCACATTAAGGAGTATACAGATGAGATTTAGTACTGCATTTGAACATATGTTGAATGGTAAAGCCATTCGCAGATACCATTGGAAACCAGAGTCTTGTTTACGACTCAAACGAGGGAAAATATATGTGTGTACATCAACGGAACACAAGTTATTGGGTTCGCTTAATGCATCTGCTATTATGGCTTCCGATTGGCAAGTCCTTGGCGAAGAAACATACGCTAAAAAAGATGAAAGCATTATGCAATTCTTTAAAAGTTTAAATACTATGGTGTAAACGAAAGTGAGAAAACAAATGAACAACACAACAAAAACAACAATTCTATCCGCAGTATTCGCAATGGCAACAATGTGTGCGTTCGCAAATCCAGTTGCGTTTGGCTCTTTAGAACCATCTGCCGTAAACCCTACTGTGAGTGGTTACAATAGCGTTGCCGTTGGTGCAAACACAAGTGTCAACGGTACAAATACAATCGTTGTTGGTCGAGATAATACGGTGAATGGTGACGATAATATTATCCTTGGTGGTGGCAACGGTACAATCACGGCAAACCAAACGACTGTACTTGGGTACAACAATTATGCTGGCAATCATCAAGAACAAACCATTGTTGGTGCGAATAACACATTGGATGCACAAGGGGCAATCTCTGTTGGTACACATAATGTTGTCCGTGGTATGGATGCCGTTGTAATCGGTAATAACGCATCTGCTCCAGTACAAAATAGTGTGGCAATCGGTACGAACTCTCAAACGTATGAACCTGTGGGGTTTGGTCAAATGGACATCAACGGAACTACACACGTATTCGCTGGTCATAGTCCAAACTCTACAGTTAGCTTTGGCTCTAAAAAGTCTGACACTTACAGCCACTTAGACAATTACAACCGACAATTGCAGAATGTTTCTGCTGGTAGAATCACCGCAGATTCTTTGGATGCAGTCAATGGCTCTCAATTGTATGCAGCTATTGATGAAATCAATACGAATGGCACACGTATTACCAATTTGAGTAATAGTGTAAATACAATGGATGGTCGTGTGACTGCAAACGAACACACAATTCTTGACCACGAACAACGGATTACAACATTGGAACAATCTGGTCAACAAGTGTTAGGTGACATTGACAATAAACTTAATGGATTGGAACGTGGCACAAATCAAGCCATTGCATCCGTATCTGCCCTAGGTGCATTACATTGGAATGGTTTCGATGCACACAACAAACTTGCTTTGAGTGCTGGCTTTGGTCATTACAAAAATGCAAACGCTGGTGCATTGGGGGCGTTCTATGCTCCGAATGAAAACGTAATGTTCTACGTTGGTCAATCTTTTGGCTCTTCTAAGGTGACAAATGCATCCGTTAATTTCAAAATCGGTAAAACAACGAATGTCAAACGTGATGAATTAAAAGACCTAAAAGAACGTGTTGAAATGTTGGAAAATTTATTGTCTAAGTAGAATATACATGGGCGGTGTCAAACCGCCCATAACGGAGCGTTAAATGAATTTTAAGAGTACTTATGAATTGATTCATGGCGATTGTCTGAAGATATTACCAGACATTCGTCATGAACTATTTAAGAAACAACAGAAATATATTATTGTCACCGACCCTCCATTCAATGTCGGATACAAGTATAACACATACAAGGACAGAATGTCGGAAGAAGACTATAGAGAGATGCTATATGAAATCTTTTGTTGGGATTCTGCTCCATACGTTGTTATCCATTATCCAGAACAATTGTATCAACTTGCGGTAGATATGGGTAGACCACCAGCACGTGTTGTATCTTGGGTATATAACACAAATAACCGCAGACAACATCGTGATATTGCGTTTTTTGGGATTTACCCAGATTTTAAACGTGTATTACAACCGTATAAAAACCCAAACGATAAACGGATTAAACGATTGATTGCCAATGGGTCTATGGGTACACCGATTTACGATTGGTGGAACGTCAATATCGTAAAGAATGTGTCAAAAGAAAAGACGGCACATCCATGTCAAATGCCATTACAGGTAATGAAAAACATTATTGGTATATTACCAGATGATTATGTTATCATTGACCCATTCATGGGTTCTGGTACAACTGGTGTTGCGTGTCGTCAATTAAACCGAAAGTTTATTGGTATCGAATTAGATAAAGAATATTATGAGATTGCGTACAAACGCATATCGGAGGTATATAATGAAGATTGAATTGTATGGTAAAACCTATGAACTGAAGAAAACCGCAAAACCAGATGAGGTTATCGACTTGTTGATTGATGCCTTGTGTTATCCAAACGGAGAAGACGACCCCATTCAAGTCTTATCCCTAGTAAAAGACCAATATATCAAAAACCTTGTACCGATGTATGTAAACTTAAGAATTGCACTAAATAACGCTGGTGTCATGCAAAAGGAATTAAGTGATATTCTGTATATGACACCACAAGATGTCAACCGTAGATTCTCTGGTGTAACAAAATGGAAACCATTGGAGAAACGTGCGATTGTGCAATTTTTGGAAGACCGTGGCATTGAATATACGGAAGAACAATTGTTTACAGAATAACGTATATGTGATATAATGTATGTATTGGAGGTTTTATTATGTCAGAATTTCAACAAGGTATGATTTTAAGGAATACTTGTAATAACACACATGGTATTTATATCCAAGACATTCCAGATGTTGGATACGGAAAGAATTGTATCGTTTACAATCTTAAGCTGGAAAGATATATCGTTACAGATGATAAGTTATATGAGCGTATCGAGGATGATTGTCCAATTGTCAATACTTTACATACGCAAGCACTCATGATTGAGTCTTATAAAGCATACATCCGTAACGCCTCACAGGGTTCTTTGTTTATTGCGGAACAAGTCTTAAAGCATTTTAAGCAATTACAAGAAGCGGAACTGTTGTTGACAGACGATAGTGTGTTTATTGTAAAAGACGTAAGCATTATTGATTGTATTACAACAACAGACTGGATGGCTCGTATTCAATTCGAGGGTGTTAGACGTTCCCCAGATGGTCGCAAAAGAGTCCAATACGCCACGGTGGCAGAATTAAGACCTAATAATGTTCTATTGGATGCCTTGTGTAAATCAATACAATCCATACAGGAGAGTGACAGATGAAGAAACATTTGAATGAACACGAGATACGACCAATCGTTGATACCCTAGAGAGCATCGAACGTGACCTTGTGACGGCTTTAATGTTACATGATGTTTCATACGACAGATTATGTATGCAATATGCCGTGGCTGATATTCGTGACATCTTAGATGATTTACAATCGGAGGACTAAGAGGACTAATGAAGAAGTATGGTGGTTATACAATAGACAATGACGGGATAATGCATAAGGTTATGGCACAAGATTCATACGATAATGCTTGCCGTCAATTACAGAAATTGTGTATGGAACTTGGATGTTACAAAACAGGATATGCCGTTGGTGAACATGAAGACCCAGATGGTAAGATTTTCTATTTTGAATACCTAGATACGTATTGGATGGATGAATATGGAGAGTGGGTCGGTTAATGTATTCGGTATATTGGGTAAAACCACAGAAACAAATCAAGGAATACCACGGTTCATATGATACGTTTGAACAAGCGATGCAATCCATTAGAGATTGGTGGAGAGAAAACGATTATCGACCACGGTATTATCGTGTGATTGAACATGGTCAATCTTTTACGATTGATTATGGATTATACAATTGTTTTTATGAAATTGAGTATCATAGGGAGAAAAATTAATGTATGTGCAAATTGAAGACTTTAACAATGTCGTAGACACGGTAAAGCAACAAGCCAAAGCCACGGAGTCACAAGCATCCCTTGTTCGCAACCTAGATGAACTAGCTAGATTACAACACGTCCGCATCAACAGTTTAGAAGACCAATGTGACTTCTTGTTTAAACGCATTTGTAGAATCCACAGACAAATCTTTTGGTATTTGATTGCGGTTATTGTTGTGAATGTCTGTGGCTTGATTGCGTTTCATATGGTGACACCATGACGAACGAAGAACATTCTATAATTAGTCTATTGTTGCGTGACTTTGAAATACGTTTCAATAATCGTATTGAATGTCTACCAAAGTATTACGATGGAACAAAATCTATAGATAATCGTCTACAACAGGTTGAAGATGTCGTATCTAAACGCAAGTATAAAGAACTGTTGGTTGTCTTAAATGTGTTCTTTTGGATTATCATTGTGGATACCATTGCGATTTTATATTTGTTGTTCTCCTAGGAGGTACACATGATACAAAAATACATAGAACAAGCCAAAGAAGTAATCGGTAATGTAAAAGCAACCGAAGAAAACTATACGTTTGAAGAATCAAGAGCAGAAGATATAGACTTCTATAGTGAATCCTTTTGGTCTTTAGTTACCTTAATCGAAAAAGCTACAGGCATGGCACTTGTGGAAGACGATAATTTTCCGTCACCGATGGATGATTTTATGGAGAGGTTACATGAAACGAATAGACAAAGCCAAAGTAAAAACAATGATTGATGTCGTGAAAGAGTTTGAAAAAGCCTATGGGGAGATGCCAATTCCGACATGGAATCAAATCCATTTTTACAATACGGCTTTTCATGAATTAGTCAAAGTAATTGAAGATGATTTGGGAGAAAAGTTATGAAGACTTCTACATTTGATAAAAAGTTTTGGAAAATTGTTGACGAAGTTTCAGAGCATCAAGAGGATTGGGAAGAAACTGGTGCAACGAATGATGATATGATTTGGATATACGAAAGAGCATATGAGGATTTAGTATCTCTTGTTAGTACATATCTAAATGATTTAAAAACGGAGAAATAAATGCAAGTAACATTACAGAATTATACACCGCTTGATACGGCTGCACACGCAATGGGTCAATGCTATGGGAAAACCCTTGGGGTGGATGCATTGGTGCGAGCCGTTCATAGCGGTCATTTATCACTATTGGAACACACGCTGGTGACATTCGATATTGAAATGTCGCAAAAATGCCTTGCACAGATTACACGACACAGACATTTGTCTTTTACTGTCAAATCTACACGTGGCACAGACTTTGCGGATTCCACGTGGTTTGATTCAACCGAACATCCAGAGATTACCAAAGACATGGGTCAACTCATGAATAAATTAATCGAAAATCAAATTCTGGAATACAGACGGTTGGTTGATGCTGGTGTACCGTACCAAGTTGCAGCCTATGTGTTGCCATTGGCAACCAATGTAACAATGACCGTAAGTGGTTCGCTTAGAACATGGATGGAGTATCTGCCTAAAAGGTTATGCAAACGTGCATCTACTGAACACCAACAAGTGGCACGAGAAATCTACAAGAAATTAAATGCGGTTTATCCATCGTTGGTAAATTTGGAGATGCTTGGGATGTGTAGCGGTTGTAAGGAAACCTCATGTGATTTTACAACGCATAAAAAACAACCAAAAACACCTGTTGTTGTTGAATTACGGAAAGTTGGTAGTAAATAATGAGTGTATTAAAGAATGTTCTATTAGTTGTCATTGGCATTTTAGGCAGCATTGGTGTTGTATTAATGGCATTGGCAACAAAGTTAGCATGGCTCGCCACAGGGATTGCCTTTGTGTTGTATCTGTTGCAGTTCTATGTAACGGACTTTGCAACGGTTACCATGATATTCTGGATTGCCATTAAGTTAACCATTGTACTTATGATTGTTCTTGGTATTCTTGCTTTGGGTAAAGTCTTGGTTTATACGGAGGAACGTAATGCAAAAGGTTTATAATGTCACATATAGTGGCACATTCTATGGTGAAGCACGTATTACCGCATCATCCTTAGAAGAAGCGTATGATATTGCATCTGATTTAACTGATTGTTTCGACATCAATACATCCCCTTGCGGATACGATGTAGATGGTCAAGTCGAAGAAGTTACTGTATGTAACATCGAAGAAGAAGAACCAGATTACGAGGAAGACGAGGAAGACTATTATGATTAATAAGGTGTCACGCAACTATGAGTTTACTGAGGGCGACTTGATTTATGTCGAAGATAATCCAGCACTTGTGATAAGCGTATATCTATCTGGTATTAAGGTTTTGATGTTATTCGATGGCAAAGTCAAAACCAAAACCATTGACAGAAACCGTATTGGTGCTTTTTGGAATAACGTACATATTGACCACCATAGTACCATCAATCTAACACCAGAGATTAAAACTATGATTGAGTTCTTGACTGGGGCTTCATACCGAGGTAAATAACATGAGTGAACATGATTTTCAACGTGGCGACCTAGTGTATGTAAACGGTTTACCAGCCATTGTATATTATGTGTCGCCATTGCAAATGCGTGTACTAATGCTGAAGCGTGGTGACTTAAAAACATACCGAATTAATCGTGACGAAAAATATGGTAACATACGGAATAATCGTGTAGTTTTTATTAAAGAATCAAACAAGTATTTGGAAATTGATTCTATTATGAATTTTCTACATGAGATTGGAGAGCAAAAGAAATGAAACCAAAGTTCAAACGTGGTGATATTATCTCTAGTGAATCTGGGAATACATGGATTGTCGCCCAAACAAGTAATAGTACTGGGTGTTATTTTGGGTTTGATGCAAACTCAACATATACATTACCATATGAAAGACAAGACAACTTTACAAAGATTGGCGAGTTCCCAATGAATACCATTGAAAATGCCATTGACGATGCCAAACGACAATCACTTGACTTACAAACACAAGTCAATATCGCAGTATACCTTATGGGTAAATTCTTGGATGCCGATGGTATGGCTACGTTACTTGTTTTACAAGATATTCGTGTTGACAAAGATAAAAATATCGTGTCAGTCAGATGTTCAGATGGTATCAGTAGACCAGATAAATGGATGTCTGTGGTTGATATATGTGAAGAATACGGAGTAAACAACTATGGAGTTCAATAGACATAATCTATTGGTTCTCTGGGGTTTACCAGCCAGTGGAAAGTCAACTTTTGTGAAAGAACATGGGTTGACTGACTGGTGTGTATCATATGACCAGATTCGTGACATCATTGGTGGCAAACATTATGCGTTCCGATATGGTAAATTGTTGGTTGACCCAGATGTGGAACGTGCTGCACACCAGATGTCATTATACGCAATCTCATGCCGTATGCGTACTGGCGATTTTATCGTGTATGACAACACAAACACATTGCCACAAGACGTATTAAACGCAGAAATGAAGTTGTTAAAAGACTTGTGTGATATACACGATTATACATTGTGGTACAAGCGGTTTGATACCGATGTTGAAACGTGTTTAAAGCGGTCTAAAGAACGCTCGCAGTACGAACCAACGGAAGAAGTCATGCGACAACAAGAGATGTACTTTAGAAACGCACGGATGCCATCGTTTGTACGTAATTTTGATTATAGTGGTTATGATGGTTTACTAAATAAATAACTTTTGTAAATTTCAAAATAAATACTATAAAAACTCTTGACACAAAACTACCGTATGGTATAATGTAATCAACGACAGGGAAATAACCCAAGTCAGAACATTATATCATACGGTTTTTGTTTATCGTAATTAATCTTTAAAAATTCTCAAATTAATACTTAACATGATTGTCAAATATGATATAATGATTACAGAAACAAGTAGTTTTAAAGAATTTATTCTTTACCATTAGGAGGAAATTATGTTATTCAAATTTTCAAATCAAACAACAACAACGTTCGTAAAAACATTTATCTTCAATGCCAAAACGGCAGACATTATTATTCTGGATAATGAATTGTCGAACATGAAAATCCATGTTCCAGTTAGCCGTATTGATGCAGACTTGTTGAACAAGATGTTCAATACTATGACGCATAAATTGTTGAACGATGCGTTGGACAACAACATTCCATACGTATACGTTAACCTAAGATTGTTCGTTGAAAATTACGAAAAGTCACTTGCCGCTGGTTATGAATCCATTGGATACGACCGAACAACTGGTTGCAAGAAAAGCGTTACGTTTTAATTTGGGGGTGACGAAATGGCAGATTTACCAGAGTTTTTACAACACTTGAAATGTTTCGATGAATGGAGAGTCCAAAGTGACCCTAAAGAAGCCGTCAAACAATACTACGAGAAACACCCAAACGAATTACGGAAGAAACCACGGAAAACACTAAAGAAGACAACACGTGTCACCATTGGCAGTCGAAACTATAAACCAATTGACTTGCCACCACGTGTATGCGATGAATGTGGCAAACTGTTTGTACCATCGCAAAAACGCTCCAGATTCTGTAGTCCGAAGTGTAGTGGTCGCTACCATAGTAGAAAACAATATGCAAAAACAAAGGCTGCACGATAGGGGGAAATATGGTTTACATTACAGTTAGAGATTTATCAAACAAACATAGAACTTATACGTTTGAAGAAAACGCATATGTAAACATTGATGGTCAACGCATCTTAGCCAAAGATGTCAAACCTAATACATGGTGGGATGATGAATATATTACGGAGGTAGAACATTGAATATTATCACACAAATCAAATACGATTGTTATTCACGTGCCAAATGGGTGCGTGAACAAACTGCACAAGGAATCCCATTAGATGAACTAGAGTTGCAGTCTGCACGGAATCTTGCAAACAATGCTTTTAAATGGGATTACGATTCTGCATCACAAGAATTATACGATGCCGTTGCAGAAAACCAAAAATTAATCATTTAACACACGGAGGAAGAAACATTGTCAAATCGCAGCTACACACCACGGAACTTATTATTGGATGCCACTTGTGGTTATCCATTAGCACATTATGTTGAAAACCTTGCTAGCAACATTGATATGAACAAAGATAATACCAATGTAGAACTCAATACGTTACGCTTGTCTATCTATAAGGGTATTCTCAATGTGTTACAACAAGATGCCTTAAGCGTTGAGAAACTACAGGAACAAATCGCAGAATGGAAAGCCATCAAGAAAATCGAAGACATTCCCAAGTTGATTAATGATGTAGACACAACAACTCTCACTAAAGATGATTTAAAGAATGTCAAACGTGCCATCAAAGAACTCGATGAAGTTGTGACTGCTATTGTCACTGGTATGAACAAAGTCATTGACAAATGTGCCATGCTGGCGAATAAACACGAGAAATTTATCGGTAATTATACCGACAAGAAAGAAACGGAGGATTAGAACATTGTCATACAGAACATTTAGCCAAGTAATGTATCGTGTGGAAAACGTATATCGTTTATTACCACCAGATTTCTTTAAGGGCAACTATGAAACATATGTTGTGAATACTGAAGACGGTCATATGTTGGCGTTCAATCGTAAAACCAAACATTATGATGTGGTCAAGCAAACTACTGAATTGTTCTTTTATAGAAACAACGGTATGTTGACACATTACTCTCACAGTCACGGTATTTTCGATGGTGAACCAACGATGCATTGGGTCAAACGTGACGACCAATTTAATGACGAAGAATATGACTTCATCTGTCAAGTCGAGGATGCATTGTTGTGCGAATCTTCCGAGGAGGGGTGGTTTTTATAACCACCCATGATACCATCATGAATGAACAACAATTAATGAAAACAATTGAAGACCAAAACCAAGTGATTATCGCCAAGGATGCTACAATTGAGTTATTACGTAAGCAACTAGGGGATGCCAAGAGTGAATTAAACGAACTGTATCTCGACAGGTCATGGCAGAAGATGCAAAGAGAATATTTGACAGAAGCTATATGGCAAAAGTCAGTCAAAATCATTGGTGGTTTTGAGTACTGCACTAGATACATACCAGTGTATCTATGTGTTACGTTAAATCTTGCGACTATTGCCTTTGGATTGTTTATGTTGTCTACGATGGGAGTAATCAAATGATTATAGAACCAATGGACGACTTTTACACTACAGGAGAAAACCAATGGGTGAAACAACTGATTTAAGCAATAAGGTATTAGACCTTGTGGATGCTATTGACCATGAACAATTAATTAGACTTTGTGATATATCCCTTGTTATCGAAAAAGACATCCTAGATTGTTATGGAGATATACTGTCTGTGACACTGGTGAACATCTACAAGGGAGAACAACTGTTGGGTTGTATCGACTTGCCAGCATATGGCGATACAAGATTTATACTATATGTTAAAATCATAGAAAAACAACCGTTCTTGCGACACATTATTGAACTACTGGAAACCAGAGTACAACTACAAGGGGAAACAAAATGAGTAATATCCATAAACCATCTGGAGAAGAATCTATTGTGAGTTCTTTTATTGCTAAACTAGAAGAATTAAACAATAAACCAAAGAAACAATACAAAGTCAAGGCACATTATGGTACAATCTACAGATTTGTTACCGTTGAAAGCCATAGAACGGCAACAGAATTGTTGGATTATTACGTTGCATTAATCCATAGTGGCAGACCTGTGTATATTCGAAACATGGATAACAACGATGATGAAGCCTGTGTTTTAAAACTTAATGATGCCGATGCGTTTGCCGTTCTTTCCTTACAGGAGGAAGACTAATGTACATACTAGATAAAGAAACCTATTGTTGGACAACCGATGATACTTGTGGTGAACCGCAGACAACAATTAAGGATGCTATAGAGAATTTCTATGAAGACGATTGTCAAAACCTTGATTGTCCAACGGTTCTCATCGGACATCCATCGTATTATATCCCAGATATGTTTAATGCAGAGCAAATCATGTGGGATATGAACGACAAAATCGAAGAAGATTATGACATCGCATTAGACGATGAATTGACCGTTGACCAAGACATGGAATTGGAAGAACGGTTACAACAAACGTTGTACCAATTCTTGAAAGAGCATAATCTTGACAAACGTATATGGACTGTGTTTGATTCAGTTGAATACAGACCAGAAGATTTTGGTATTGATTTGAATAACTTTTAGGAGGAATACATATGAACACATTTATAATTATCGCTCATTATGGCGACAAACAAAGAGCCATCCGATTTAAAACAGAAAAGACACTACAAGAGGTTAAAGCTAGTATCATTGCAGAATCTTATAACAGTAATGGGTTTTATATCTTTGACAACGAATATGAAGATGCTAAAGATGTAGCTGGGATTAATCTAAGTAAAGCAAATTCTGTGTATATTAAACAAGAGTTATAGAGAGAACAAAATGTATAAAACCAAAGAAGAAGCCTATAGACAACTGAATTTTGACTTGGTTGTCGCACGAGCAGACAAGCTATTGGAGCAACGTAATGAACTGTTGGAGCAATTGTATGGTTCTATACCATTACCCCATAGCAAGGTGACACAAGAAGATTATTCAGCTGGTCACATCGTTATCGTAAAGATATGCTCTGGCGTATTTATCGGTGAAATCACAGAAATAGATAATGAATATGTCACGTTATCATCTTGTATGAAAATTATGGGTTGTAACATGGGTGTTGCTGCAAGCGAACTTGACAACCCAGAAAAGTTCCCATGCACATCCATAATCAAAGTATTCTAACCAACGGAGGAAATATGGAAGTTTATATTTTCGATAAAGACAGACGATGTCCATATCTTAATTACGGTTTTTACAACCCAATAATCAAACAGTATGTCGAAGATAATCTAAATTTAAGCGTTATCAATAAAGAATGTAAAGTAGATATTCCGTTTCTCTATAAATGGCTACATGACGTGCAACAAAAGCAACCAGCCTATTTAAAAGATAGAGATAGCCACTCAGGAACTATCTATAATCACTCAATTGATAATATACAAGAGATTATCTCTGTGGCAGAATCTGGTCTTACACAAGACTGGTTTGAAATATATATTACTAAGTACTAATAGGAGAAACACATGGAATACTTAGACATTATCGAAGAAAATTTTACCTAGAGTGACTATGTTGCATACCTAAGAGGTAGCATACTAATGTGGTTATTGGAAGACAAACCGTTTGACACCGCACAGTTCAAGTTATATACAGATAAACTTGTGGAAGTCTTGGAAGAACAATCAACTGATACTACGGATGATGAATGTCATTGTTTGCAAACACAAGCACCAGAACCAACTGTTGACCCAGATGAGCCACGTGTGATTAAACCATTCAAATTTAAACTTGGTGACCATGTTGTCGTTTCTAAAGGCACAACAGACGAACGCACATGTGTAATCGTTAGATTGCCTATGGAGGGTGTTGATTGTTCTCGTAGCTATGTTGTTGATTTAGACGATAAAAACTTGGGATGGGATGCCACGGCTGCAGTCGATGGTGTCGATTGTAAAAACGCATGGGTTGCTGGTGCGAAAAGCATGGAGTTATTACCAACTACCCTAAAGGAGAATACATGGTATCATACTATCGATTTCACACTAGAAGAATTAAAAGAACTGTTGCCAAAGGGAACACGCCTACAGGTTGAAAAACAAGTGTTATACGATGGTATTGAAACAACGCCACCAACAGAAACACAAACAACTACGGTTGAAAGTGTTACAACTTCTTTTTTAACTGAAGAACCGTTGATTGAAACTACAGGTAAAACATTTTTAAAAGAATGGTTTATGCTGCAAGGGGAGGAATAATATGACACATACGGAAACACAACTTTTAGATAAATTACTAAGGGAAGATGGTAACACCGAATTATTACCAGAATTAATCTGGGACACACCAGAGTTTTTAAATCAGATTGATGAAAAGCTGGTGGATGCAGACGAGTACTATCATACCAAAGATTATATCTATGAGTGTAACGATGGGCGATACTTTTGTTTAACAGTCACACAACACAGAATTATGGGTGATTTCGAGAGTGCATACTTCTATGAGGTATTCCCAAAAGAAATTACTACCATAGAGTACGTCACCAAGGAGGACTTATAATGGACATCGAAGTTAACAACCAATGTGCAGCCGTTGTAGAACCCAAAAATAAGAAACCAGAAATGCCATTGCGGTATCAACTAGAGATGGAATTATTGGCAAACCAAAATTCACGTTTGTTTGACCAACGGAATAAATTATTGGATATGGTCGAACGGTTGCAATCCGAAGAACCAATCGAACAAGAGCCAGCAGATGTCAAAATCGAAATGATGCAAACACCAGCTGGTCACATACAGGTCGGTGATGTGATTGGGTACGACCGCAGCAACAAACGTATTCGCTTTGGTACTGTTAGTAAGTTAAATAAAGCTGGAGTGATTTGGCTGACACATTCGTATTGCGTTGTGTTTGGTGATGATGGCAAACAAGAGATTTACCAATCAATGGATGGTTCTATTGAACAATATCGTGTTTGCAAAGTATTGTAATCCAATTACGCAAAACCCAATTCCAAAAAATTAAAAACCAAAAAATAAAAAACAAGATTTCAAAAAATAAAACGCAGAATTTTCAAATTTCGTGTTGACGTTTGAATCTTGATATGGTATAATGTGTTTGTCGGTGGTTAGTCACCTCTATGATACGTCTAACAAACTACGAAACAAAACAAAAACCACCTTCATTAACTATTGTGTGTAGTCAATCGAAACCACCGACAACCATTTCATATAGACCACGGTATATCATGGTAACGCCACCGCATGGTGTGACCATTGTCCACGATACCGTGGTCTTTTTTATGTCCATACACATGAATGGCTGTTCATGTGTTCATTCATGTGTTGCATCCGTGGATTGTCTATGGTGCGTACATATAATATATACATAAGCACATACCGAACATTATTATCGGTATATAATATATTTCACACAATTAGTATGTTGACCGCATCACACGCTGCATCCATGATTGATACCACGGACAACATCATGTATTGCCACGATGGATAATACCTAGGGAGTGACCATACGATGCAACCCATGTATCAACCACATGATATTCAGTGGTGATAATACCCATAAAATTCATTCTGTTGAGGTCTACGGTGTGTCTACACCGAGCCACGTATGTTTATGTACCCCACCGATTTAAACCACCGTATAACGCAAATAAATCAATTTTCGTATATCCCCACGGAATTTTTACATCTATATATACATATGTTGCCACGGATATATAATAAACAATAATAATCTCCACGGATTTTTTTATTTGTATATACATATATATTTACATATGTCCACCTATTTTTTTATTTATAGGTATATATCAATATATCTATTTGTTTTTTCACGTGGTATTATAGTTGACCGCCCAAGTCGTTCTCAATGCGTTCTCAATCGGTTGCCACACGCTGCACACACGACCATTCAATGGATTACTTTTTGTAATACCATCATGCGTTTTAATCAATCGAAGAAATTCGATATATTTATATCAAATGTTTTCGATATGGTTGTACGCAACCATGCATATAACAATTGTATTGTACACAATTATATAACGTGTGTTTGTATCATGTGTTATTATTTTGTGGTACAAACAATTGCATACAACTATAGGGTACATTTGTTTTATACAATAATGTAATATCATGTATGCTATTTTAGTATTGTACAATTGTTGTAAATCGTGGTATTATAATTATAGAAAATAAATATTATTATTAACCGTGCAAGCGGTGAAAGGAATCATTATAATGCACAATGAAAATTTAATACTTGACGCCAAGGCTTTGCATAATTGGTATTATGATAATAATATCAATCAAGAAAACGGCTTATATTATTCGCTAGATAGTATCACTTATTCATTATGTGATGTCTTAACACCTAGCGAAAAGGCAAGGGCAAAGCGTTGTATAAAAAACGGCGGTTTCTTTACCTTTGGCGACATGGGTTTACATTGTTGTAATAGCCTAAAGGCTATCAATGTATACCGATTTTTCTTAAAGGTCTTTAACGTAGATTTTACTGCATGAGGTAAAAAAATGACAGGTAGCGAATTATTAACACATAATATTATGTATTTACTTAACACATGGCAAGATGAGGGAGAAATAACAAACGAAGATTATAAACGCTATTCTAAAATAGCAAAAAGAGGAAAGAAAAAGGAAAAACTTGATTTATGGTATAATTTAGTAGGTTCTCATTTTGATGTAGATGAGTAAACCCCTAGGCGGTGCAAGTATGCACCGCTTTTTTTGTTGCCATCAAAAAGCGATCGCCAATAGAAAAACACACGTTTTACACAAAAAGCCGTACAAATGATAACGACTCTCAATAAAAAACTGCGTAAAATCGTTTATATGGACGTTTTGAGTGTTCCCCTATATGATTATACCTAAAAGAATTAAAACGCCATACAACGTGAATAAACGAATTTTAAGACATACGGCAAAAACGCAAATTTCACGCAAGCCGTAAAACATGAACAAAACATATAAAAATGTCCGTACACAATAGACATACACACCCTAGGCAGCAAATTTGATAACCATTCTCATTTACATATGTATCAACAAAATTCAATATAAACGTATGCTATTCTATTGTATACAATCAATGTTATATATCTCATATGAACATATGTGCATACATTCATATAAATAACATATGAACAGTTATTCATATGTTCAATCATGCGTTTTTGTCATAGGTGTTACATATGTACACATGAGCATATATTTATATGTATAAACAATTGTATGCAATAGATATAAACCACAAACAAACATATGAAACTCAATTGTATAAAACATAATTATGTAACCACCGCCAGCATGATTGATATTTTTAGTTGTATACAATTGTTTATACATATGTATTAATTGTATGTAACCATATCGAAAAACATCGGTATCAATCAATAATGATAACATTTGTCAATAACACATCGAAAACATTCGATATAGAACGGTGTATACCACGAAAACACAAAAATATATCTTATGTATGCACGCAAAAGACAGCACCGCCATTCTCATTTAGACAATAGCCGTAAAATTGATTTATTTGCGTTCTACGGCGTTTTTGGTCTTTTGCATATAATCATAAGCGGAAAACTATAGAGATACTATACAGGCTATTTTAAGCAATTTTTATTTGAGAATTATTCTCATTTATGTATTAAATTTATTCGATGTACTCATTTAGTACTTGACAAAAGTTTATATCTATGATAATTATATATATTCATTAATTAGGGTTAAAAATCTGTATTTGAACGTGTTCAACTTATAGAAAAAATATTTTTGAAAATTTCAAAAAAGTACTTGCATTATATTGTGAATATGCTATAATAAAGATGTCGAAAGGCGGTAAAGCCTTTTAGTGGTCTTTGATAATTGCATACAGATATAACCGCCGTTAAGATGTGGCGGACTACGGAACAGATAGACATATTATTAATTTGTAACGAAAGGAATATAATTATATGGATATTGTTGTAAATATTTTAGGTTGCATCTTTAGCTTATTTCTTATAGCTTGTATTAGAAATGTATATTTTATGTTGGGCGGTGAATAAAATAGCTATGGTTACATATTCTTTTGATAAATTTTGTCAAGAATTAAAATGGAATTATGTAAATTCTATTGATGTAAAAAAGATAACCCCTAACGGCTTTAACAATATTGAGGGGTATCGGTTTATAGTTACCGTTCGTGTTGAGTTGAAAGGTAACAAAGTATTTAAGCGAACAGGAAAAAAGACAAGATATTATTATTTAAATATAAATAGTACTTATTTAAGTGATGACTTGCCAACATTCGCAAAAATAGATATACAAAATTATTTAAATGTATTTTTACAAGATTAAACGAAAGGAAATATAAACATGAAAATTGAAAACATGATAAGTACACGAGGGAATAAAGTCCCTAACCAATTCAAATTATACTATAATAATTTTGTGGCTTTTCAATCGTATAAAACTCTTATCAGTGTATACGACATCAAAAACGATACAATGTATACCGATAAAGATTTTTATTCTACGACTACATCAAAATATAAAAACTTATTCAACGATGAATTTTCACCGCTTGCAATTATTCAAGTAGAAAACGAAGAATTGCATAGAATAATCGGAAGAGGTTAAAAAATGTATAATACTATTGATAACGAACGAAAAAACAATATAATTGAAAGCCTTAAAGAATATCACGAAGAAAATGCAAGTGTTATTTATGATATTTTTGAAAAATTATATCAAGATAATAAAATTACAGATGTAACATTTTTAGATGTTTTAGAATACAAAGCAAAAGAAAATAATATATATAGTCCGTTGCCGTCATGGTTTATGGATATTATTCAAGTAGATTATGATAGTTTTTATAACTATATTCTTGAATTAGAAATTATCAATAATGGCGAAGATTTTATAATGCTAGGATATGACGAATATTATTGTATTCGTGATATTGTTGAATTGGTAGAGGGTTTATAAAATGAGTGATATAAATAAGGTTGTAAATTTGAATGGGTATATAAAAAGTATATCCTCAGACTTTCATATACTAACATATGCAGAAAGTAGTATGACAAACAACTATATAGAATTTTGAATATTTTGTATTATTTAGAGGTTGAAAGGGTACAACGTTAGGCGGTGAAAAATTGACTATAGTCTTGTTGGCTTTAATCGTTTGTTTTATCAAACGGCAACAAAACGAAAGAAATAATTTATTGAAATAATTAGATTTAAAACGAAAGGAATTTATACAAAATGACTAGACAAGAACAATTAAAAGACATCAAGGAGATTCTATTGAGTGAATTAAATTATAGGGTATCTATTGGCGAGATGTCACAAGATAATTCTTTGTTTGAAATGTTAGAGGGCAACAATTTTCAAGCCCTTAAGGGTCTATATCGTAGGCTTTTTGGTTATGGTTATGAATGTTAATATTAAGATATGAAAGAGGTATGCTATTATGGAATTTATGGAATTGTTAGAATTGAAAAACGATTATAAGAAATACAATACAGATAACTATTACACCATTAGGGAATTTATAGAAATGTTCGAGGAATGGAACACGGAACAAAGAAATACGTTTTATAAGTTGCTTGATGTAATAGATATAGACTTTACAAGAGCAATAGACATTATAGAAAAATGTAACTATATCATTTATGAAAACTTAGAGGACTATATCTATAACTGTTTAGAGGAACAAGGGCAAGAATTGCCTAATTGGATATGTATTAGTGCATACGATACATATTTTTATAGTTTACGCTATGAGGATAATCTATACTTTTTGGAAGATATGCCACCATTCGCCAAAGATGGCGAGGAATACGGCGAAAGTGCAAGCCGTCAAAAGTGGCTTGACGGTATCCGCTATCTAGTAAACAATAGCGAGGTAATTTTATTAACTGATTATTAATATTGATACATTGACGGTATACATCAGTATACCGTCCTTTGTTTTATCCCTACGTTCTCATTTAGGTTTACATATTGAGAATTGCTGCATAGGCTATAAGCGAGAATAATTCTCAAATAAAAATCGCTTAAAATAGCCTATAAGGTGCCTATAAAAAACTTCGCTTATGATTATATGCAAGGAATAAAAAACGCCGTAGAACGCAAATAAATCAATTCTATGGCTATTGGTATATCTTGCGTATTGTTGGCGGTATGTAACCGATGTACAATATCGGTATTATGTGCATATGTGGCGGACTTTGGTATATCTTGCGTTTGTCATTGGTTTAACTGATAATATTTCTCATGTAAAATATTTTGGTAAATTCTATAATTAGTACTTACAATTTATAGCCAATGTGGTATTATATATATAGGGGAACGAAAGAAATACCCTATAGTATAGATAATATTGAAAGGATAATAAAATGAGAAATTTAAGAGAAAAACAATTACAAAAATTCTATAAGTCTTTAAACCGCCAAGCGTTGGCAAAATATGTATGGTCTATGTCATACGATTATGACTATACAACTAAATTACATGAGTATAGCCCTAATGAACAATATACGGGCTATGCAAGTAACCACGCTCACGACTACGCAAGCGAATGGAACGTTTTAGATGAGTTTTTAAGCCGTTCCACTTGCGAACTGTGGGACGATTACAAATATATTATGGAGTTATGGGATAGATATGAAAGCGAGGTATAACATGAATAAGATAAAACTTATTGAGGGCTACAACGACCGCAAAAACATTGAATATTATAGAGATTACACAATTAAAAAGCGTGATTTCTTGCAAGATGAAAATTTAAGTAATATCGAAAGTATTAAACCATATTTTCTTAACGATAGCGAAAAATTCAAATATGATTACTATACCGCCACGTGGTACGATGTAGATAATAACGACTATGATATTATTTACTTTTGTATCAAGCAAGAGAGATATATCGTATATACCGATAGAGATATATACGAGTTTAATCGAGATGATACAACGGCGGTATATATCAATGGTAAACATACAGAAATGTATATTCAAGATTTACATATAGGTATGCTTATTTCTGTATGTTTTGATGATGATATTGAAGAGATTACAGAAATTGAAATTATACAAGATTAAAACGAAAGGAATTAAAACAATGAAAAATACACAAAACAAAACAATAAAAGTATACTATGGTTTAAAGTGGGTAGAGTTTAAACCTATTACAAAAGAAAAATACTACAGATTAAAAGAAAATAGCCGTTTATGTTTTGTTAAAAATGCTATTACATATTATCCATGTGATAGCGAAGATAAGGAATTTTATGTATTATTAGACAAAAACAATAGAGTGTTACGGCGGTATTATGTCGAGCTAGATTTATATAGGGTTAAACTACAGAATAATCAAGGAGAATTTTTAATTTATGAAAACGATATACTATATAGTCCTACATACCAAAGATATATACACCCTAGAGAGTTATATAAAAATGTTCAAATTATAATTGACGGCGAACGATTAGCGGTTGAAAGTAGTTATATAGTTTAATAAACACAAACGGCGGTTATCATACCGCCGTTATTTTTTATATGACATATGAACGAATGAACATATATGCAGCGTATTCTCAATTATAAAACGTAAATGATAACAGCTGCATAAACCCATGTTATTTGATAATGTTTCTCAATAAGAAATTCGTTTATTTGCGTTCTATGGTGCGTGTGGCGGTCTTAACGTGTGTTTATACGTTGGCGGTCTATCGCTCTATACAAGCGATTACAGGCGGTTATAACAACAATCGTTTTATACAATCAATCTCTACTAAAGGACATAGTCCATTGTTTGAAAACATATAAAGCCATAATGTACATCTGTAGAATACACAATATTTATACACGTGTATTTGATAATTGTTTTCATTAATGGTGTGTCTATTGTGTATGTACAGATGTATGTTATTGATGTATGTTCTTGCGTTGATTGCTTGCGTATTGTCTTAGGTATGTGCTTTAGGGTTACGGCTTAGGGTTGGTATGTACTACAGAATTTATGACCTCATATTATGACCTAGTCATAAAACTTTAGTCTGCTAAAGTACGAACATAAGACCGACCAACGCAAGACCAAGCCAATTACAAAAACTAATAGTAAACATGATTTAAACGCATGATAACCTGTATCGAAAACTTTCGATATACATCCTCGTAGCCGATATATCGACAAACATAAATATAAACATATGTACATACATTCATATAATAAACCACGATACAAGCAATTGTAAATGATAATGATTGATAATGAATGTACTAATATGGGTATTCTATTACGTTGACGCTTTGGCTTGCTTTGGCTTGCCCTAGTGTTATGTACTAATGTTATAGCCCTATGCAGTCCAATCATAGGGGACTACATACATTGAAAAATTTAGAAATTCCAAAAGGAGAACCATTCTCAACTGGGGGGCGGTGATATAACGATAAACCCAAGACACACATATGTGAATACCTATGTACATACCATAGCTGCATACCCCAATACAAACAATGGTCTATACTAATGGTTCACACTTTTGTTACATACATAACACCAACAAACCCATGTAGCATCTATATGTTTTCAAACCATACATATCAATACATATGTATCATACAATTGAATATACAATCGTTATCTACAATCGGTTACAACAATTGAGATACATATGCTATGTACATAATCTGTTATATGTTTGAAAACAATTGAATATCCAATCGACTATACAATCGTTTAAAACGATTGGGTAAAATTTATGTATAAAATTTTTATGGTAAACATATGTATTAGACATATAAGATAAAACGTATATTACATTCCCTAGGAAGATGCATTTGAGATTACAAATGTTTGATGCTATATGAACATACATATATTATTCTGTTTTAACAATCGTTAGTTGCAATCAGTTTAATAGAAGTATGTGATAATATGTTTGTGATACGTTTATTACGCCATTTAAAAAATGGCAATCATCTCCATAGAGAGATGATTTACTATGTTCTTGATAGTCGGTTACATAAGATGGAAAAATACCAAACACAAACCGTTTACCGCCTTATGCGTGCCACTATAGGGGCGTACTTATGGCTGGCTTGGCGATGTATACAATCGTTGACCGACAATCGCTGCACAACGCCAGAAATCACATAAGACAAGCCGAGTGGCATCCATAGACACACCAACGTGATAAACTTGTGTGAACATAAAAATAAGCCATAATTGACACCGCTGGTGGCATCAAAAATGACCCAAAGAATGGCATATGTAATTTCCAATAGTTACACTTATGGGTAAAAACTTACGCATATATTCTAAAAAATTTTTTATGGCGTTCAACCTAGGTAGATACTGGGTTTATGGCATAACGGATAATCATTATTACTTCCGATAATTGAAAAATATCGTAACTTACCATAACTTTTTGACACTATATATGAGGGGTTCCAAAATAGGTACTTAAGTTTGAAACCCAAAAACAACAACAAGAAAAACATAACAACCGTTGATAGTCCAAACTGTTTAACCGACTTTGAGAAAAACTTAAGCCGTAAGGCTTATGACGAAGTCATGAAAAACAAGTTTGAAACATACAGAATGGTAAACATAAGTTTTAAAACATATAAGATTTCTCTATCGAGAAATAATACTTCGTATTGATTATGTTTGTCGCTTATGCTTTAAGACACAAACCATATAACAAACAATATATAACAAAGGGCATACATAAGTATTAAACATATATCACTCATATGTTGACACTTATGTATGCCCTTTGTTTTTCGTTTGTATTCTATTTTAAGAGTTCTTCTTCTGAACCACGTTTGGGATATGCATTTGTAATCTTACCACCGATGCACCAGAAGATGATTGCCAAGACAAAGAAACCAAAAAATACGGAATATTCGTCATGAATGGCACTGGCGATACCAAGACCAAAGGATGCACTACCAATCCACTTGAATAACATACCGACAAAATGTGCCGATGTAAAATATCCGATGATTAATGTCAAACCGACCATTGCAAAAATAAACATATGTTACCTCCTATAAAGCCATGATGGCGTATACTTTACTATTAAGTTCCTCGGTTGTAATACCCAAATAACGCATTGTGATGGCTTCCGAGGAATGATTAAAGACTTGCATAAGGTATGCGATTGGCACACCTTTGCGGTACGCATGATACCCAAATGTTTTACGCATGGAATGAGTACCGATGTTTTCAAGACCGCACTTAATGGATGCTGCCTTGATTTTTCTCCATGCTTGGGTGGTCGTGATATGACCATCGCCAGAACGACTTGGGAACAACCAATGTTTGCAACGAGATGCATACTCACGCAACATTTCATATACCGACTTGGATAATGCAAACCGTTTGAACTTGCCTGTTTTTTGCTCGTATAATTCCATCATTGGTTTGACATCATCTACGGTCAACCCTACTAGGTCGCTAATGCGTAGACCAGAGTTGATACCCAATGTGAATAGCATTTTGTCACGGTCGTTCGTTAAGGCTTCACGCATTTCATTTACTTTGGCTAAATCTCTGATTGGTTCTGTTACTGTTGACATAATTTTATCCTCCTAATGGGTTGCCTTAATGTGACAACCACTATTGTTTCTACATATAGAATACACCATGTATGGAAATGTGTCAACACTTTATTTTGTAATTTTTAAAAATATTTTGGAGGTTCTTTATGGAAGAACTACAATTGAAACGAAAGAAGTCGTTTGAGAATCGGATTGATTTCTTTGGATTGCAAGACTCTGTGACCGAACAGAGAAACGCTGGCAAGTCTTATGTTGCCATCGCACGAGCGTTAAACAAAGACAACCAACAACATCTACAAGGGATTGTCATTACGCCTAAGATGGTTGGTGACTGGTGTCGGTCAAACCTTGTGGAAGAAAAAGTATCCAACAAGGAATACGAGGTTGTCAACACATATAACGAACAAAAGAATTTGTTGGAAATGGTTGAAACACAAATCGAAATGATTCAAGTATTCATTGATGATTTACAATGTCAACAAGCCGAGGGAACAATGTCACCAGACATCCTGTATAAACGCATGAAAGACCTAATGAGCGACCAAGAGAAGTACTTTGGTCGTAAACAAGCGATTTTAAAAGATATGCAAGCAACAATGGAGAAAATCTTTACGTTCCAAGCAATGAACTCCATTATTGTTGAAATCATGCGTATAATCACGGAAAAAGACCCTAAGTTGGCAGAACAAATCACTAAAGAAATGAAAACAAATCAAATATTATTGTCGAATTATGCAAAAATCCAACAAAATTAAGAATATTTATCTGAATATTATAGAAAAACCTTAACTTTTTACTGGATTTTTTCACTATAAGTGAGAACAATTACCACTTAGGAGGTGTGTCCGTGGCTGAAAACATTTTGGACTCGCTATTGGGTGTGTCCGTGGCGAACACAGAGCCGTCAAGTGACACTCCATCTGATAAAGATATTGGTGCAACAAACTTGGAATATTTTGCCAAGACATATTTTCCGCATATCTTCTCAACACCATTCTGTGAATTTCATCACTCAATGTTCCGTGATGCGGAGAACATGATATTGCACTTTGACAATCTACACAATAAGTTCGTTCGTGCAGCACCACGAGGTCACGGCAAAAGCCGTATTATATCCGTTGTGTTTCCGATATGGCTAATTGTGTATGGTTATCGCAAGAACATACTGATTATTTCAGATACCTTTGAACAAGCCAAAGAGTTCATTCAAACAATAAAAGACGAACTAGAAGATAATGAACGATTAAAAGCAGACTTTGGTCTGTTAAAGGGTGATAAAACATGGGCGAGCGATAAGATTGTCACCAAAAATAAAATACAAGTGTTTGCAAAATCAAGTGGTCAATCCTTGCGTGGTTCTTCATATAACAACATTCGTCCAGAAGTCGTAATCTTAGACGACTTAGAAAATGACGAAGCGGTGGAAACTGAAAATCAACGCAAGAAATTATACGATTGGTTTATGAAAGTATTAATGCCAATCGGCAACCCAAGAACCGTATTTTTGTATGTCGGTTCGGTTTTGCATTACGAAGCACTATTGTATAAAGTATTGACCGACTCTAAGTTTAATAACTGGAATCGTGCCATATATAAAGCCGTGTATTCTTTTTCAAAAAGTCCACGATGGACTGTATGGGAAGAATTGTTTAACGACTTGTCAGACCCAGATGCCGCACAACACGCATCCGATTATTTTAATGAACACAAAGAAGAAATGATGGACGGCGTAGAAGTCATGTGGGAGGGTCGTAACTTTGGTCTGTTTGAACATTTAGATTGCTCGTTTGACGAGAAGATGAAACTATCTAGGGATAACTGGTATCAAGAATTAATGATTCTCAAAATGCAAGATGATGAAGCATTTAACTCGGAGTATCAGAATAATCCAATGACCGAAGCTAGTCGAATATTTAAAGAATCGTGGATTAAATCCAATTACTATGATGAAACAAATCTACCGCACATGAAACAAATCTATGCGGCGGTCGATGTATCAATGGGTAAATCACGAACATCTGACTATTCGGCAATCCTTATTGTTGGTCGTGGCGTTGATAACTACTTCTATGTCTTAGAAGCAGATGTCGAACGTAGACCACCAGATGCAATCATTAATGATATTCTCTTGTATCTCGACAAATACAATGGAAGATTGGACGGTTTTATCGTCGAAGAAAACGTATTCCAAGAGTTCTTTTCTAAGACATTACAACAAACCGCACTTGACATGGGTTTATATGTCAACTGGGTATCCGTTCGGTCTACTGCAAGTGATAACAAAGGCACACGCATCCGTTCTCTTGCTCCGAAGATTAAACAAGGGTATATCAAGTTTAATAAAAACCATCGTATCTTGGAAAGTCAACTAAAGAACTTTCCTAAAGACCACGATGATGCACCAGATTGCTTAGAACGATGTATTGCGAAGTTCTTAGAAAACTCTGCGACTATTGCAGTCGGTTCTATTGGCAGTCAGAACAAACGCAAAAACATTTTATCATTCATGAAAGGTTGGAAACGATGAATCTTAAACAGAGAATCTTATCATGGATGAGTAAAACTATATTAAGGGATACGGTTGCCAATCTAAAGAATACTTGGTTGTCTTCTTTTAGATTCAACAATCGAGCAACCGAAACAAAACTTAGTGTAGAAGAACTACGGAATCTATCAAGAACACCGATTGTACGTTCTGCAATCAATCAAATCCGAGAGGGTATTCTTGCGTTGCCTTGGGAAGTGGTTTCCATTGATGGTAACGCAAACAAGAAACAAATCAAACAGGTCACACAGATTATTCAAAATCCGAACCCTGTTGATGATTACAACGACTTCATTGGTAAGCTATTTGAAGACTTGATTGTATTAGACCTTGCGTTCTTTGAACAAAAGGTGGTCAAGGGATATAGACCTTTGTATTTATTCCCAATTGACACGGAAACAATCGAGGTAGCAACCAATTGGAGCGGTGACTTAAATCAACCACGCTTTTTGCAATCCGTGAATGGACATCAAGAGTGGTACAAGGTTGATAAAATCGCCATGTTGCAACGCACGAAGTTAACCTATGATGAGTTTGGTTTATCTCCATTAGAGCAAGCATATCGGCATATCAAGTACTTAGCAGAAGTACAAGAGTATGCAAACGATATTTCTTCTAATGCGATGCCAAAGTATCTTGTAAACATGGGTGCATCCGCAAGTGAAGAAGAAATCGAAAAAATTCGGTTATACATTGCGAATGAAATCCAAGGTCAATCTGCGGTTGCAATCGTTGGGTCTGCACAATTGGATGCCAAACAGATTTCACCGATTGGTGATGAAGCTGCATCTTTGAATTGGCAGAAAATGTTGTTACAGATTATTGCGACTTGTTTCAATATCCCTCCAGAACGCCTAGGTGTAGCGATTTCAAATGACCGTTCTACCTCATCTGAAAAAGATAATGAAATGTTGGAATACACAATTAAACCTTGGGCGAAGATTTTTGAACGAGCGTTTAATAAATACGTGATTGCACGTTTGGGTTATTCCGATAGTATTAAATTCCAATTCGTATTCACTCCAACCAAGGCACAACAGGCAGATGCCGTTGAACGTGTTCGTAAACTCGTTGATGGTAATATTATCACATTAAACGAAGCACGTCAAGAGTTAAATGGTGTCCTTGGTATCGAACTGAAAGATATTCCGTCTGGCGATTCGTTGCTGGAAGAATATAAATCATCTTTGATTCAAAAGCGTGTACAAGACGATGAACAAGAACTTGACACGACCGATGAACCAAAGAAATCTACAGAGAAAGGAGAAGCCGATGGAAAAACAAAAAGTACAACTTAGTGCGAGTGCAATTAAGGTTATACTAGATAACCAACATCCGAACTCCATGCGTTTTACTGGTACGTGTATGTTCCTTGATGAACCATCTGATTATATTCCCGGTGGTGTTGACAAACCTGTATTGTTATCATCCGAAGTTGCCGAAGCGTGTGCATCTACGATGAACCTTATGGGTATCAATTGTGATTATGACCCTTGGTTATTCCCAGATGAAGTTATGATGGCACATGACCGTAGAAATAAAATTGGTGTGGTTGAAAAATGTTGGGTTGACGGTAATGAACTTAAGTTCACTGGTATTATCTACAAGAATGACTTTCCAGATATTGCTGACTTCATAAAGAAAACAGTAGACTCTCTAGGATTCTCTGTGGAAGCCATTTTCAATATCCACGAGTTTGAAGACCATATTGAAATGGCGGATGTTGAATTTACTGGTGTTGCTATGTTGTTTAAAAACGCAGCCGCATACCAAAATACGTATATTGCAGAAATTGCCGCAAAGGCGAAAGGAAAACAACTAATGAACGAACAAGAAATTAAAGCCTTGGTTGATGAAGCCGTTAAGGCATCTATTGAAGCACAAGCACAAGCTAAAGCACAAGCGGAAGAAGCTAAAGAATTGGCAGATGCAAAAGCCGAAGTTGAACGTTTGACTGCTGAATGTTCCGCTAAAGATGCATTGATTGTTGAAAAAGATGCAAAAATCGCAGAACTTGAAAAATCTGTTGAAACAAAAGATGCAGAAATCGAAGCTGGTAAAGCCGAAGCAGAAAAACAAACTGTAATTTCCGATGTTAAAAACTTGGAAACTAAGGCAAAACTAGAAGCTGGTAAATCTGACAAAGAATTTGATAACTTTGCAGATGGCATCGAAGCTATGTGTAAATAATTACGCATAATATATTTTGTTGATTTGATTTTATATCATAGGAGAAATAACTGTGGCAGTAACAAAATCCAAATTTATTACAGCAGCTGCCGTTGCTGATTATAACCAATCTCACTACATCGAGTTGCCTAAATTCCAAAACTTAATGGTTGACTTGTTAAACCGTAACGTAACAATTCGCAACCGTATCACACCTGTGATGGCGACTGGCTACCCATCTCGTTATTGGGAACAAACAAAAATTGCACACAATGCGAAATTCGTAAATCCACGTACAGGCGACAACGGTAAATACGGTGTTGATACTTACGATGAAGATTACGGTCGTGTTGAAAAGGCAGTATACTTAAAGGCGATTACATCTGGTATTAAATATTCTTTGTTTGATACAGAAGTTGTAGCACAACAAGGTGATGCCTTGGCAAAATCTTTGTTAAACAAAGACATGGAAGACATGATTGTTGACTTACTACAAACATCCAGCAAAGGTATCTGGACAGGTGCAGCAACCGCAGCCGATGATTCCACATCCGTTGAATACTGTGGTTTGGCTACACAAATTACAGATGCAGTAACGGTGGCTAACCCTTATAGCTTCACATCTGGTACAGGTGAGTTTGTAACCGATACAATCCGTACAAAGATGGCTCAAAACTTGGCATCCACAAAATACATCGGTATGCCTACTGCAATCTACGCTAACCCATTGACAATCGACTATTTGAGCCGTGCTGAATTGAAACGCCCGGGATTTGCAGTTAACCAATCTGCGGATAAAATGGACTTGGGTAATGGTTTCGTGGTAAATACAATCCGTACACAAGCTGGTTATTTACCATTGATTCCAGATAACTACATTCCATTTGACCCAACAAACAAAAAACACTCTTTGTATGTTGTCAATGAAAAATTGATTGAACGCCATTACTTAACTAATGCAGAACCACGCATCTTCAAAATGGGTCTTACTAAAGGTCTATTGGACGAATACGTTGCAGTAATGTTCGATGCAGTTGTTGCCAAAGGTGCTAGTGCTGGTGCCCACTTCAAGGTTGAATTTACTGAAGCGTAATTCAAACGATTAATCACAGGGGTGTCGAAAGACACCCCAATGTTTTAACCGAATGGAGATACATATGTTAGTAACATTAAAAGACAGTAATGCAACACGTATTTATTTGTGTGGTCGCATTATTGAAGCTGATAACGGTCGCTTTGAGGTATCCGAGGAAGAATACGCTTTGAATGAAGCCGTATTAGAACCTGTGGATAAAAAAGCTGGCAAAGTTATCAAACCAAAAACAAAATCTACTGGAGAAGACGGTACGGAAGCAGACGAAGTTTCTGCATCCTAGGAGATAATCATGGTTTACTTAGATGCAGCAGAAATTGACGATTATTGTCAAATGATTCCAGTTGATGAAAGTCATGTTCAGTTTGCATCGACTATGATTGATGCCTACGTTGGAACAAACAATGGACAATCGAAATTTACATCCAACGAAATCACCGAGATTGTTAAACCGAATCGCAAAGGCGTGTTGATTCTAAAGAATGACCCTGTGATTGACATTCTATCAATTCAAGCAATTCACACACGAGATATAAACGAAGACGGAGTTGAGATTGAACCGTACTTGTATGACTTTGATGGTAGCAAGTATGTATATCTGTTGAATAATACATCCGCCATGACATATTCTCAAATATTCTCGCATAATGCAAGATTTTATAAAGTCCGTTACAACTATGGATTCGCTGAAATTCCACGAGAAGTAAAAACGGCTTGTGCGATGCTTGCGATGAATATATCACAGGTTTCTACATTCACCGCTTTAAATTCCATGACAACTTTGGATGCACGATTTTCATTAACTGACCCAAACTTATTTACAAACGAAATCAAATCATTGTTATCACGATACAGATTCTAAACGGAGGTATATATGCGAGAAAAATATACACCAAAGTTTGACTGCACACGAATGTTCGCATCATGGCGTGAAACCATTAAATGCGATGGTAAAAAACCAGAGTTTGTGTTATTCACACGAATTGGTCGTGGTACAAAACGGTTTCTTGTGAATAATGTTCGTTGGGGAAACCTTATGTCAGATTCCTCGTTGGAAGCTGGCGATATATGCGAACGTAGAAACGGTGATACGTTATTCTTGGTCGCAAAAACAAACTCATTCAATGGTGACAAAGGTGAGTTTTACACAACAAATACAATCGTAAATATCTATGGTATCGAAACAACGACAGACGAGTATGGCAACACCAGTGGTACATCTACTACTATAAAGGTGAAAGACCTAAAGTGTGTATACGAAGATGTGTCCGCCAAGATGCACTTGTTCGATTATGGTTTGTTACCGACTACTACAAAGCGATTTATTCTACCAAGGGATACGGATGTTGCACTATTGGATAGAATCGAAATCAATGGACAGTTTTTACAAATTGATGTAATAAACAAGTTCGATTTTGCACCGTTCTTATATGTGCAATGTTCACCAGACGAGCGTGGCTAACATGAAGACAATGCAAGATGTAATCGCTAAGGTATTAGAAGACCATTTAGATGTCTTGTCTGACCGTATTAAACAAATATGGGCGGTTGCAGACGATGGCATCTATACTGACCACCATATAATCCTTAGAAGATTCACACCAAGCGTCAACATGGTTAGACTTGGCTTAGACATAACAGGTCTTGGGGCGTTCATCCTAGAGTATGGCTCTGGTTCGTTTATGGTAACGAATACAAGTGCGGAACTTGGGGAGTTTGGCAACCCAGACTTACCAGAATACATGGCATCATCTTGGTATAACGATAATCGTTCATCGCACGGCAATGCAATCATGGGTCGTGACAAGGGAGAAACTGTACATTCACCAACAATGGGTGTACCAGATTATAAATCAAAAGGTCACTTTAAGGGAATCAACCTAGAAGAACCCATGAAGAAATCCAAATTAAAGCCTTTAGAACCAAAAGAACCGATGTTTGTTGTTGAAACAGAAATCGTTCATTGGTTGAAAGAATTGGATGAAGCTATTGACGATGCAGTATCTGATTATATCGAAACCCAATTAGATAATGCTTTTAAAGGAGTAATCGCATGAAGTATACGGTACAACTATTGGACGAACTGTGGAATATCTTGCGACAAGACGAAGAAATGGCTTCGTTATTACGCATAAAAGATACACAATCAATCCAAGAGTGGAACTCTAAGATTAGACGTGGTCTTGCTGGTGCGGAACTCGTTGACGAAAAACAAGATATTTACATAATTATGTCATTCATTCCATCTGTTGGTAATACCAAGAATTGGATGGTCAACAAGAATTTACTGGAGTTTAGAATCATCGGTCGTTCTAACAACAGAAAACTTGTGAATGACTTATATATACACTTGAATAAACTATTAAAGGAACATTATCAAGAAATGTCCATCTATACCGAGGGTTCATTCTCTACTGGTACGGCTGGCTTAATCGGTTATATGTTTCGTGTTAGACCTTTTACATGGTCGTAATCATAGGAGATAATTAATGGCACAACAAACAGGCAAAAACTTTGTATTGAATGGTGTTGGCGAAGCATGGGCGAAACGAGTTGTAAACGGCAAAGTTGAAGCCTATAAACTCGGTACACTTCAAACAATGAAACTATCTTTCAGTTCCTCTGATGAAAAAGTCTATGGTTCTGATGCTTTACCACCAATCTATATCTTGAATAAAGAATCTAATGTTCAAGCATCTTTCACAGAAGCACGTTTCAACCTTGATTACTTGGGTGTAACTGCTGGTGCTGATGTTGACAACAACGGTACTTTAATCTTTAGTGTAAAACCTACATTGATTGCAAGCGGTACTGCATTTATCGTTCCAAGCGTATCTAATGTTATCCCAGAAGATACAATCGTTGTACTTGCGAATGACAATCAAATGGAAGACGAACGTGAAACATTAAAGTACACAAAAAGTACAACTCCGTCCGCTGGTGAATTTACAATTGATGCAAGTGGTCAAATCACTTTAGGTCAATCTGTAACAAATAAATTCATTGAAGTATCTGGTCTTCGTACTGATACAACTAGCCGTAAAGCTACAATGAAAGCAACTAGCGTACCACAATTCGTTGAAATCCGTCACGTTTCCAATCCTGTTGATATGGGCGATGGTAAGAAAGTTATCTTGCATACTCATATCTTCCGTGCTAGAGCGACTGGCAAAATGGACATCGACCATGAACGTCAAAAAGCATCTGCACCACAACTTGAATTTGAAGTTATGTACGACACTACTCGTACAGACGGTAAAATCTTGGAAATCACACAAGAAATCCAAGGCTAATCTCATGGGGGCATCTTCGGATGCCCCTATTTTTTATTATATGGAGAACTATGGAGATATATAGATGTCAAATACTTTAATTCCACAAGAAAAATACATTATGCTTAATGGCAAAGAATACAAGATTTATCCGATGCTGTTAAAAGATTACAACAAAGTTGAACGTCTATTGTCTAAAATAAATGACCAGTATTTATATTTGAACTTACCATCACCAATTTTAGACGAAGATGGCAAAGAAGTGTTAGATGCCAATGGCAAGGTGAAATATGACTATGTGGCATTTAACTCCATGTGTGAACTGTTTGAGATGGCGTTACGTATTCCACGGAAAGAATTGATTAACGCAATCGACTTAGACAATGGTGTGCAACTATTGGATGAATACTTATCTATTAGCGGATTAAAAAAAAAGATGATGGGTCTAATGGCACAGGAACTACCGAAGATAAATCTGGGGGACTTGACCTAGTCATTGCATCTTTGGTACAACACACGAGTGAAACCAGAGAATCACTAATGAGATATACTTTACCAGAACTAGAGGGGTTATCTGTTGCATTAAACGAAAACAATAAAACAGATACAGACGATAGTAATACTTTTGTTGACTCTGATTCCGTCACAGGGGCAGATGCGGTACGTGGTCTTTTGAGTTCTGGGTACGCATCATAGGAGAATAATTAATGGGAAACAAAAAATTCGGATATGACATAAAAATAGACTACAGTCAAGCAACCGAGAATACCAATCGAGTAACCTCTAGTATTCTACAGTTGCAACAAGCCGTAGAACGACTTAAAAGAAACTCTGACATTCAGATTAAATTCACAGGTCTGCCACGACAACTTGATAGCATTACAACAAAAACTGCTACATTGGCTAATGCGTTGGAAAGAACGGCTCAAAGTGGCAATCTTGCATCTAAGTCTTTTGATGGTATGTCTGCTAAGATGCAGTCGCTTAAAAAAGATGGTGAAGCACTTGCGAAAGGTCTACAAGATTCTGCCAATGCAATCAAGAAACTGGAGTCGTCAAATCATAACACCTTAAGAGATGGCAATAAGGCTATGACGGTTGGTACTCAAATCAATCAACTTAAGAACCAAGCCGATGTACTCTATCAAGCATGGAAAGCGAACAACGTAGGTAAAGAGCAATATCTTCAACAAATGACTGCAATCCAAGGCAAGCTAAACACTTTGTATGGTCAACAACGGAGAATCAATAAAATCACCGAAGAACATATTCCATTGTTAAAACAATGGGGTTTTGAACTCGATAAGGTCGGTTCACGACTTGGGTATTTTGCCACACGTTGGGCGGCATTATGGGTCGGAGATAAAGTCATGGATTCTCTATCTGCTTTACCAAAAGTAGAACAAGATATGGCTGGGTTCGCCCAAGTAATGAAACATGGCACAGGTGAAACAAATGCGTTCGCCCATAGTTTAATGCAAGTTGACCCATCTCACATGGTCAATAGTTTACAACTTAGCGGTGACGAAGCAGAACACTTTAAACAAGAATTAGGTGGTATGCAAGTAGAGTTGCAAAACCTTGCTATCAAGTATGGTACAACAAGC